ATGGCCAGCCCGACTGCTCACAAGATCATGATCATCCGGCACGCGGAGAAACCGGACGGAAACGATGCGCCATACGGCGTGAACGCGAAGGGAGAACAGGACGTCGAGGCGCTCACGGTGTTCGGCTGGCAACGCGCGGGCGCGCTCGCGGCGCTGTTCGCGCCGAGCCGCGGCCCGCTGCAGAGCTCGGAACTCGCGACGCCCGATTGCCTGTTCGCGGCGGCGGTCGCGAAGCATGCGAAGAGCGAGCGTCCGATCGACACGGTCACGCCGCTCGCGCACAAGCTCGGATGCGCGATCAGCGACGCGTATACGAAAGGGCAGGAAAAGGAGCTGGCGCAGGCAGCCGCGGCGAGCAAGGGATGCGTGCTGATCGCGTGGCAGCACGAGGACATTCCGACGATCGCCAATGCGCTGCCGCTCGGCAAGGCGACGGTGCCGCCGAAGTGGCCCGACGATCGCTTCGATCTCGTCTGGGTGTTCGATCTCGATGCGGCGAGCGGCGCGTATCGGTTCAGTCAGGTGCCGCAACTGCTGCTGAAGGGCGATCGGAACAGTGTGATCGAGTGACGGAGGGTTCGGTCAGGCGTGTCGATTCGCATCCGACGAGGGATGCGCGTTCGTCGAGCGTGCGCCCGCCGAAGACTTTCGAAGGGCGGAGATTTTTCGAGCGGCGCTGCGCGTCGTTGGAGGAAAGCGGAATGGCCGCCGTCTTTGGCGCGGGCGAATGCCTTTCGTAGCGGAATCGTTGAAAGTGACTTGATGGAGTTTATCGATATTGGAATGGGAGATGGCGTCCGCTAAGGCATCTTCGATTGCGGGGCCGTCAATGGATTCTTGCTTCGCAATTCACGGATTCCAACCAAGTCCGCGCCCGTTGACGGCAATGTCGAGTGCGCGAACCGGAAATGGAAAAAGGGGTGACGGCGATTAACCGTCACCCCTTGATGTTGCTGGTCGGAGCGATAGGATTCGAACCTACGACCCTCTGATCCCAAATCAGCAACGAGCACATTTATGTAAGCCTTACCAGAAAAGGCTCTCGGGCCGATTATGTCTAATGTTCTGCTCAAAAAACATGCACGAAGAGACGGGGCTCTGCGGGCGACGGTAGGGCAATTATTAGACACCCTCAAGCCGATTCTGGCAGTCTCAGGCGCACGTCCGCCACTGGTACATTTCGCTTTTTGATGTACGTCTCCGTCATCTTCTCGTCAGTGTGCGCTGCGGCAATTTGGAGTGCCTTCACGTCATATCCAGCCCGCTCGCCATCTGTTAGGGCCTTGGCTCGTATGTCCTTCACGGTGTATCCAAAATGCAACAGGTTGGCGCGCTTTGCGGCCGCTTTCCATGCCTTCAGGATCGTGTTCGCAGCGTACGTCTTCCCTTTGCGTGTGTGGACAACGGGCATATCGCCGATGGTCGGACGGCCGTCGATCTGCCGAATTCGCAACAACACTTCGCTGATCTCGGGCGTGATCTTGAAATCGACCCGCACACCGCTCGAATCCACCGTTTTGCTCGGGATGAAGTGAATTACGCCGGCCTCGCGATCCACGTCCGACCATTTCAAGTTACGGATCTCGGTCGAGCGTTGTGCCGTCAGATAGCATAGATCGACGATGCACTGCATCATTGGCCCAGTCGGAACGTCTGCTACGACATCTCTTTCCCTGTCTGTCCCCTCGTGGAGCTTGTAGGTAGTCTCAAGCATCGCGCTGCGGATCGCGGCAAAATGCGTGTCCGTGATGTAGGTCTGCCTCGATTTCGGTTTCTTCAGCTTCACTTCCTTGCACGGGTTCGTGTCGCGCTTCCCCTTGTCGACGCACCACTGGAAGAAACCGGATAGGAACGCGCGCATGACGCGTTGCATATGCAGCTTGCCGGCGTATTTCACCTTCAGCCAGTTATTGATGTGCGTCGGCTTCACGTCCGCGACGTTGACCTTACGGAATCCATTGCCAGCGTAGTCTCCATACTTCGGCCAAGCCTTTTCCTTGTGCAGTTGCCTGTTCTCGCGCACGTACTGGTCGATCAGTGGGCGCATATCCCCTGCGCCGTCCGGACGTTCGCGTTTCTTCCGCTCTTCCGCCAGCCGCTCGACTAGCTTTGTTTCGTCGTCGGTCAATCGGCACAGACGAATCCATCTTCCCGATACTGGCTCGCTCCAATACCAGGCGCCGTGCTTGGCGTAGACGCGCGGATACTTTGCTTTCTTACGATTGGTAGCCATCAGTCAAAGCAGAGTTCAACAGTCGATGTTTCGGGATTCCCGACGAGGCCGGCCTTTTTCGCTTGGAGTGACTCGAATGTCGACCAAGTCATGATGACGGCGCCGTTCGCAGCGGTGGCGACGTCGATGCCGAACGTTGCTTTGAACCAGTCGGCTTGTTTGGTGTATCGCTTCTTGCCGGTGACGATCGCGAGGTCGGCCGGCGTCATCAGACGTGCGGTCATACTACAGTTCCTTGCAATTTGATTTCAATAATTGAAGAGGTGGCTGCGGACTCGAGACGATCAAGCCGTGCGCGGAGTGCGTCGAACTGCACGGGCAGCCGTCGACGGTAAAACCGAATCATCTGGAGATGGTTGGCGCCGGTGAGTTCCACGGCGAATGCCGCGAAGAGCATTGCGAGTGCTCGACATGCGGCGTCGCGTTTGCCGGTGTCCTGACGGGCGAGGCCGAGTCCAGCGTGCGGTTGGCCGTGAATTCAATCCAGCATTGACGCCCACACGCGTTGCGCCGTCAGATTCATGAAACCCGCGAGTGCTACGATCGCCTCGGTTCGTTTCATGGTTTGGCTCAAATGCAGAGTTTGTTCACGATGCGCGGCTATCAAGTCGACTGTACGCCGCGCGTGACCGAAGATGGTCAGTTCGCCGCTCAGGTGACGTTCACCTACATCGGCTACAACCCAGAGGCGTTTTTCAAGAATCTCGGGACCTACGAAACCGAAGAGGCAGCGGTCGAGCGGGCTCGGTCGTTCGCCGTTGAGTGGCTCGCGCGAAACGGTTGAACTGGGCTATGCTCGATCGATTCACATACCGCGGGTACGACGTCGAGATAGAGGCAACCGAGCGGGAGAGCGATGCCCTTGGCCCGCGCGTGCTCGTGAGCATGTCGATCGTCCGCGCGCGCGATGGCGACGTGCTGTTTCGCGAGGCGCCGATCCGCATGCTGCCAGCCGGTGTGACAATCACGCCTGATCTGGCAATCGAATACCGGCGAGATGAGGCTCGGCGCCGGGTAGACGGGGTGATCAGCGCGTAGTGCAGTTCAATACGGAGGCTGATATGTCGGAACATATGGTTGTCGACGAAAACGGTTATCTGTGTTTTTGCGAAGCATACGAAGAGGCCTCGGGTGTTTGGCGCGCACTCGTGCGTTTCGAGCGCAAAAGCGACCATACGGCGATGAAGTCCCACATCGCCAGCATGAGGCACACGATCGTTGAGAAATTTGCGACCCACCACGAAGCAATGGAAGCCGCAAAGGCTTACGCCAGATACAAGGCGTCTCAAGACGACACGGGCCTCTAGAATCAATGATCCGAGTGATTGCGTTTCCGTACTTATTACGCGCCCAAGGGTTTCGCGGTTGTTCAGCATGGCGTGTACCATGGCTCCGAAAACAAAACTGGGGATTCACGCATGGATGGCACCTCTGCCACAGTTCAGCAGGCCTATGCCGCTTGGGTGCAAGCAGTCGGCTCGATCGTCGCGATTTTTAGCGGCGTATTGTTGTTGCGATATCAGGCGAATTTGCAGCGGCGGAACCGATTGAAGGCCGTTCGTGCGATAGTCGACATGTCGATCGAACTCGTTACGCGGCGCATTACGATGCCGGAAGATTTCGGAGAGGCGTTTGATTTCTTCATATCTCTCAATGCTGAGGAGATCCGATTTGCCTACGGAGCCCTTTGCGATATTCCGTTGCACGAAATCGACTCGGCGCATGGGGTCCGACAGGTCGGTATTGCGATCGAGTCGATGCGAAGAATTCTCGCGAAGCTCGAATCCGAGAGAGTTAGGGATATGTCTCATATGACCCAATACGCGGTTGTAGCGAATGCGTTCAAGGAGGATGTCGAACGACTCAAAGACGTCAGTCTCGCGCTTTCGCGACTCAAATGACGCTTCGATCCGTATGATGCTCTGCCTACGCGAGCCGATTGGCATGGCTTCCGCTCGCGCGTGACAGCGACGTGCCGTTCCGCGGGACACCTATGTGCATGCTGCCGGTCGGCGTGATTAAAACGCTCGGGCGGCCCATCGAATACCCACGAGGCGGGGTATGTCGTCGGACAGAGCAAGGGACCGGCGTATGATTGAGGAACGACGATTACCGGGCAGTGCTCGATATGTCGACGGAGGCCGCGATGTCCATTTTTGCTGTGAACGGAGTCAGAATCGACCCACGTACTCGACGCGTAACGCATGTACGATGGGCTCAGGTTGATACGAGGAATAACTCTTGGGCCACCGAACCATACGTAGCGCTAGTAATTGACGTCGTTGATGCAATCACAGGTGGCGACGAGGTCTACACCGTCTTTCTCACACGAGACGGTAGCGTTATCGGACCAAGGTTGAGGACGGTGGTGTATAGAGATGCGACCGAAGGCATCGAGCTTCACGTCGATGCGACTCGTGACCCGCGTACCCTCGGCGATCTCCCACAGATATAGGCCGGCGGGTGGCGGCGTTCGTTGAGGTCGGTTATGGACTTTCCTCTGCGTCCGTGTAGGACTGGGCGGACGATATCGAAAACGTAACGCGCCGAGAAATTGCTTTCTTCAGAGCTTTGATTTCTTCGTCAGAAAGGCCGTTAATGGAAATCGTGCGCTCCCCAACGGCGATCGAGGCGACACTGGCTCCGCCTGCGTTGAGGCCAAGGTTCACGAGCCCGCTCGAAACAACTATTGCCGCGTCCACGTTCGGCGTTTGAGGTGCTTCGGATCAGCAATGAGCCGGCCGAGAGCGTGATCCAACATCGCCGCAGGGCAGTTCACCTCGGTCCAAGGCATTACCTTGCAAAGTATCTCGCACGTCCCGGTCACCTTAGGTGTGGTTCAGGCTCGTAGTCAGCAACATCGTATAGCCAGTTTCCGCTATCGCGCGTTGCGAGAAAGTCGTCTACGACGAGTTGGGCGGCGATGTCTTCGTAGTCGTCAGGCCGCCTGACGCGGATTGCGACGTATTCGGGCAACGTCATGCGCGGCTCCCTTGGGCATGGGCGGCGTCGGCGACCTGATCGGCACTCGCTTTGTACTCTGCGAAGGCCAGTGGTCTTAGCCCCTTCTTTTCCACGCCAGGCATGTAAAGGGTTTCGTACTCGTATTTAATGTGCGCGCGATACCGCTCGGCATCTCGCTTGTCGTCGTTCGTCAGCTCCGCGCTCGTCCGCCTCGGGGGATGCATCGGACACGGCCACCGCAACGACCCGTCGCCGCTGGGGCATGTGCTGGTTGTCGGGCTCGGCGGCTGCGGGACGGTGTCTCGATCGCTCAGGTATTGAGCCAGCGCGCACGCGAAGTCGGCAGCGAGCCGCTCTTTGATGTAGCTGCCGAATTCGTGTCGATGCAGGCGCTTCGCGAAAAACTCGGCGACGTAGCTCCTGCCGCCATCGCTCATGCTCAGGTCGTGCTCGCCAATCGCCGCCGCTTCTGGCGCCCGCTCGTCGGGCTGCTGCGCGGGTTGCGAGGCTTCCGTCGCCATAGCGGGCGAGCAGCCGAAGTCTTCCGGGATTGCTGCGTCGTCGAGTGCCGCACGTGTCCGCTTGCCGCCGTCCTGAAATGCGGCATGAACTTCACCCGGGAAGCCGTTCCCGAAGTCGTCCATCGCATCGAGCAGGCGGCACAGGGTTCGCATGCGGCGAGCGTCATGCGCCCCTTCCGCCCCCGTCTCAATGGCAGATGCGGCGCGGGCTTGCCAGCCTTCCCAGCTCGCGTTGAGATAGGTTCGATCCTCGCCGTAGGTGTCCCCTTCACGAAGTTCTGCTACGTCGGCGGCCGTGTGGTTCGTCGTGTTGTTGTAGGCCGCATTCCACATCTTTGCATAGTGGGCCTCGAACGCCGCCTGCTCATCCACCATTTTCCCTGCTTGGGAAATATGGTCGAGGGGGGGAGCGGCGATCGCGGGCACGATCGCACGATCGATCAGATCGTCGATCGTGCGCGAGTCGCAGTAATCGAACGTGCGAAGGATTCGTCCTTCCGGCGTGCGGATACCTTCGTCGGAATCGAGCTTGCCGAAGTATTCCGCAAGCGCTTCGCCGAGTGCTTGCCGTTGGTCGTATGTCAGCGCATCAGCGCGGCTCTGTTGTTGGTCGTTCATGGGGGTGTCCTCTGTGGGTCAGGCGTCGAACAGGTCGCCGATCGCTTTACGCGCATGCCGGGTTGCAGCAGCGTTCGCGCGGTGGTGCTCGGCGTCGTAGGCAAGGTGGCAGCGTTGGCACCAAGCGCGCAGATTGTCGTCATCGCAGTTCTCGGGCACGTGGTCGAGGTGTGCGATCGTAAGCACGACCTTCGTCCACTTGCAGCCGCAGTACTCCGATGCCTTGCAGTAGCCGAGCACACGGCCATCGTCGGCCGCGTACACCTCGCCGTCACCTTCGAAACGCTGGAACGTGCCGGCGTCCTTTTCGATGCCGCGGACGATGGTGTCGCCGTTCGCGACAAAGCATTGCTCGCAACGGTTGCCGGCCCGCGCCAAGATGCGCGCGCGAATCTCTGGCCAGTTCGTCGGATAGCGGCCGCGGTTCTCAGGCTTGATCGGCATGGTCGCCTCCGTTGAGAATGGCACGCAGTTCGCGGACGAGCTGATGTGCGCGTGCATCCCATTGCGATGCTGGACCTGGTTCGCCGTCGTACCAATCTTGAATGAGCATGACAGCGGCATCTAGACAGTTCATCGCGTTTTCGATTACGCTTCTCTGCTCATCCGTCAGGCTCGCCATCCTCGCATCTGGCGGGGCGGTGTAGACGATGCGGCCGAGATCAGGCCGCAGGCCCTTCGCGCGGTCGTATTCGGCGCGATCGACGTCACGCCACTGATCCTTGATGAAGTTCGTTTGATAGATCGTCACCCCCTCTCCCGCGTCGGCGGGGGTGCTAACGCCCTCAATCGTTCCGGCCTTCAGCGCTCGGATGTTCCTCGCGATCCGAACAGCCTCGTCATCGCCGCCTTCGTCCGTGCCGACGAAATCGTGGAAGAAGTCAGCGCACTCGTCGATCACCTGACACATGGCATCGACATGCTCCTGAACCGAGCAGCCGTCTTTTGTGCCGATCCGCTCGGCGATCCAGTGATAGCAGTCCGCCGCGATGCTCTGTTCAGTCTCGACCGGCTCGCGCGCCTCTGCCCGTGCGTCGGCCTGCGAGCGGTAAAGATCGACTTCGAGTCGGAGCACTTGAGCGGCCCGCACGACACGCTCGATAGCGTTGAGGCTGTCGTCGGTGTCGACTTCATCGTCCCCGATGATCGTGGTGTAGACGGTCGCCAGCGTTTCGGCCATCCGCTTTGCGACATATGCATCTTCGTCGAGTGCGTCTGCCTGCGCGGGTTGCGGTGTCGTATCGCCCATGCCGGCCGCGTAGGCGTCGCGGGCAATCTGCTTGGGGTTCGTCTCGCCCTTCGCTGCATAGTCGGCGTACCAGCCTTCGAACTTCGAATCGCCGACATGGCGCTTATCGGCTTGCGCGCGTTGCAGGGCGGCGTAGAGCGCGCGAATTTCGTGATCTGCTGCGTACTCAGGCGCTTGCAGGCGCTTCGCGGTTTCTTCAGAGCAGTTGTGCCATTGCCCTGCCGGAAGGTCCGCGACGATCCGGTATTGCCACTGAGCCACCGCCTCCGCAGCGGGCGATGCTGCCGCGCTGGCTTGCCAAATCTCCCACGCACCTTCGCAGCGCGGATTGTCGTATTCGCCTTTGGCGTTGCGCTGGAGAAGCAGTGGGAGCATCGATCGGTATTCGATCGGAACGTCTCGGGTCCACCATGCCTCGAACGCCGCCCGTTTGTCGGCCGGCGTGGGGATGATCGGCGCTGTTGCGGGATGCTCGGCAGAGGACGCGGCGAACCCGTGAATCATTTCGAGGATGGCGCTGGCTTCTTCGCTGCGCTGCTTGATAAGCGCATGTCCGTAGCTCTCAACCAGTTTTGTCAGCGCATCAGCGCGGCTCTGTTGTTGGTCGTTCATGGTCGAACCTCGATTCAAGACGGTTTGCGGATCTCGACCGCACACGGCGTGGTCATCACTTCGTGCAAAGCCGCTTCAAGCCATCCCATGACCCACTCATCGCCCACGACGCTTCGAAGCAGTTGGTAAGCGGACAGCAGCGACGCGGACAGGTAGGTAACCTTCTCTGAATCGGTCATCGTGGCAATGCCGTTGCGGGTGTAGTCGTCCAACACGAGCTTCATCGTCCGCATGTCTTCGGCTTTCTCGGCGTCGCTGTATGGCGAATCAGCGTGGATCTTCGCGGTGGTCATTATTTCCGGCCCTCCACGTCTGCCGCAGTGATGACGTACTCACTCACGTTGACGACGCTGTAGAACGTCGGTTTTGCGTGCTTCTCGATCCAGCCCGAGAGAAGCGTTTCGAGTTCGGCCTTTGCTTCCGGCGCGATGTCCGGATATCCATCAGCAGCTTCGCCAACTTCGTCACAGGCGCGGTCGCCGATCATATCGATCACGTCGTTGGCGTCGCACAGGCGCTCGGTCGGGATCGGCTCGACATCGCCGTAGAACACAACATCGCCGACAGCGAGCTCGTCGTGTACATCGAGCAGTTCGTCGAGCGCATCGCACGAAAAGAACTCGTTGTCATTGCTCCAGACCGTGCGTTTCACATCGGTGGTAGCGCTGCTTCCCGTTTCGTTCGTCACGTTCAAAGATCCTCCAACAGCTTGTCGATCGGCTTGCGTGATTGCAGGACGACGAGAGCCATTTGTCTTTTACCTTCGTCGAACCCCGCCCGATAGGCGGCTTGTTCTGCGCGTGTGCGCCCGGTCGGCTCCGTTGTATGCCGTGTGCGATCGCGGCGCACCTTGGGGGGAATTGCACGTGCAAACAGCGCGTGAGGGCCGTCTTCGGTGTCGTAGATCTCGAGCAGCGCCCAACCTTCGCCATCGGGTGGCGTCGGCGTCCATGCGCTGCAGTCGGGGTCGGTGCGCTCGTAGTACTGCTCGTAGCTCTTGGCATCGACGTCGGATTCCATGCTGACGAATGCCGATTCGATGCCGAACGCCTCGAGAAATTTGTCGCTGCGCACATCCTCGTCACAGGCAGGAAGGGTTGGATGCGTCAACCAGCCTTGATCGTCGCGCCTGATCTCGCGTGGTGCGAGCAGCTTTTCGCGCAGTCCTTCAAGCGAAATGAAGCCATCGAAGAGCGATTCGCGTGTCGCGGTTGCGAGATCGAGCCGAAGAGCCTTTGCTTGCTTCAGTACCTCGTCGCGCTGCGGCGACTCGGGCAGCAAGTCGATGGCGCCGACCAGCTCGAATGAGCATTGCGTCAGATTCACGATGCCGTTTGCGCGGGTGGGCTGTGCTGCCAATGCCGTTTGCGCCTCGGCGCTCGTGTTGTTCATTTCGTTCGCCATGTTTGCCTCGCGGTTCACGGGTAGTAGGTGTTAATGCTGTTCTCGTCTCCATCGATGATCAGCTTCGTGCCGGCGGCGTAGAGCTGGAAGAGGCGGCGCTTGAAGCCATGCATGGGACCGACGAACAGCGTCTTGCTCGGGTCTTTTCGATCGATCTGCACGCTGTACACACGGCCGTCGTGGACGTTGATCTGATACGGGCAGTTGTGGGATTCAGTGCCGTGCTCGTTGTCCAAGTGGATGTGGCAGAACTTCGAAACTAAGCCGCTCTCTTCGCGAACAATCAGCGTGATGCGATCCGACTCGTCGCATGAGCACGAGCGATACTGGCGATCGGTGTGCTCGTCCTTGATGAATTCCTCGACGAGTTGCGACAGCTTGATCTCGGCGGGCGCGGGCGCGAGCAGTTCCTTCATTTGCTGCTCGATCTGCGTTGCGATCGTTGCGTTCAACTGCGCGTCGACCTGCTGTCGGATGACCTTGAGAATGAGGTTGTTGTATCCGGGCAGTCCGAGGTTATGAAAATCGACTTGCAGCGCGGTTTTGACGTGTTCCTTCAACCGCTCGCCGAAGCTCGAGTACGAGCGGAGTTCCTCGTCGATGATCGAAGTGATCGTCTTCGCCAACTTTTCTTCGATCGCCTTCTCGATCGCGCCAGCCGCGACGATGTTCGAGAAGGCGGTGGAGACTGCCTGTTCCAGTTCTTTCATGGCTTGGCCCTCATGCGCATCATTGGAATTCGAAAAAGTGCTGGCCCATACAGGCACCAGCTCAAGCGGGGGTTCAAGGGCGGACACTCAGCGCTCGCATAAGGCAGCGTTTCATGAAGTGATCAACATTGAGTTGAGGGAGTGACGGAGCCCAACCGCCACCGCCGAGCGTCCGCTCTTGAATCTCCGCAGGGGAAAAAGAGGGTGCCGAACTGGCCACCCTTAAAGGCCGCCCATATCCGAGGGGGAGAGCCCGGGCGCAGGCTCAGAACTTCGTTACTTGATCTGAACGAACGGGACGCTGTTTGCGCCCATGTACTGGGGAAGCTTGCCGTCCCACTTTTCAATCGCCATCTGTTGCAGCATCTGGCCGTTCTCGCGCAGTGCTTTCGCTTTCACTTCGAGCGCTTCGGCTTCGCCCTTGGCGATTGCGACCTGCTTCGCTGCATCGGCCTCGGCAGCACGGAGTTCGTTCTCTTTCTGCTGCGCGATCTGTGTCGCGGCGATCTTCCCGTTGATCGAGTTCATAACCTGCTCAGGGAGACGCATCTGATTCACGAAGTAGACCTTCTCGACACTGATTCCGACCGTCGCGGCGTTCGCTTTCACCTCGTCCTCGACGCGCTGCTGAAGCGCCGCTTTGCCCTTGCCGTAGACGTCCTCGACGGCCATCGACGCGCCGGCGAGATTCAGTGCGTCGCGCACCATCGCGCGCAGATAGACACCCGTGATTTCGTCGACGCCGCGGCGGTACTTCTGGAACACCTTCGGCGCGTTGTCGTGCGGGATCGCGTAGCTGATTCCGATGTCGGTGTTGACCGACAGTCCCTCCACCGTTTGGAACGTGAACGACTCGTCGGACTTGTCCGTTCTGTCCCACACGTAGGACTGTGTGAACGTCGGGAAGATGAACATGTCGACGTTCGGCCCGTTGAAGTAGCGGCCGGGGCCTTTCACCTCGACGTTGACGCCGCGGTCGTCGCCGTAGCGTTGCACCTTCACACCGACGTAGCCGGCCGGGACGTTGTCGCAGCCGGCCGCGAGGAACATCACCGGAGCGAGGATCAAAATCAGAAACAGGCGTTTCACTTGTTCTCCTTGATATGAGGGGGAAGAAATTTCACGAAAGCGGCGGCATACGCCAGCCACACGAACGGCACGGCGAGCAGGGTGATGCTGCTGTCCTGATTCACCAGCCACGGGGTTACGATCGACAGCAGCACCAGAAACAGAACGACCGCGAAAACAAACTTCGAAGCGGTTTTGATGGGTATCTCCCGTGAAAAAGGGCGGGGCGCACGTACAGGCCGCCCGCCGAAAGGCCGCGCTTATCCGAGAGGAAATCCCGCGCGCGGCGAGCGGGGAACTGCGGTGCGTGGCTTACGTCGGCCACAAAAAAGCCACGCGTCCGGAGCGCCGGGATGTGCGTGGCTACGGGGCAGGTTGCCGTGCTAGGATTTGCCGCAGAAGCACAACGACGGGGTGCGAAATGAACAATCGAAAAACGATCCTCTTTGTGTTATTTGGCGCTTGTGCGGTGATCTTGCTTTCATTCGTCGGCGCGACATCCGCCGGGACAGAGAAATACGACGGCGACGTGATGGCTAGTTGGCTGCAAGCAACTGGCTCCATTGCGGCTATCGTCGGTGCATACTGGGTCGCAGAACATCAGGCGCGACAGCAACGCCGACAAGCACTCGAGATGGACCTCTTGTCGCGCAAACGAAGCTTCGAAGCGTTTCGTGCCATCGTTGAGAACGGAGACAAATGCCTTCACGAAGTCGAGTCCATCGGCTGTGCGTCGCCCACAGCGGAGTTCGTCAAGTATTGGGAACAGGCGGCTAGACGCTTTAACGATGCAATTAACGCGCTGGCAGCCATTCCGTTGCACAGCTTGGGATCTTACGAAGCAGTGCGTGCGGTTGTGGGCATGAAGGACACTCTGTTAGCCGCGCGAGACGCTGTCGATTCGTACGTCCGCCCGCTAGATAGCGCCAACCCGCTCTTTGAAGACGACTTCAAAGGCAGGATTAAGCAAATGGCGTTGGAAGCAAGTTCCTATCGAAACGAGTTCGAAGTGACTCAGCAAGGTGTTTGAGTTGCTGTGCTGCATCGCTCCAGTGTGGGAGTGGTGTGCCGGCATGTCGCAGTTGCCCCTTCAAGATGCTTTGTGCTCCTTAGATCAGGCTTTTGCTGGCGTCGATGTAGCCAAGTCGATAACCGATGGTCGTCGATCTTGGCGGTCTACCGAGAGCAGCGTCGTTCCAGCCTTTTGCGTAGTCGCTAATGCGTGCTTGGTTCATGGTCGGTCTCGTTGTGCTGCTGTCGCACGATTACGGTGTGCTGCCTGCCTGGGTGACGCCGGGGGCGATCAATGCCAGCGCAAACTCGCGTAGCAGGTGCTCGACAAGCGCGCCGCGAGGCATTCGGCGCAGCTCGAGCAGGTTCTTTGCGGGTTGGCTCACGATCGTCTCCTAGACCTTGAGTCCGACCGTACGCAGGAACATGCGTCGGTCGTAATCGAGTTTCATGCGGGCCGCGTGTCGCATGGCATGAGCGCGGCCGATGTTCTCGCTGTACCGATGGGATAGGCCGAGCAGCGCCCACGTCTCACGGCTCGCGTTCGCGCTGACTTCGAGGTCAGCTGCTGCGTTTTCTAGCCACTCGACCGACACGGTGGGCAGCTTCCGTTTCGTTTCCACTGGTTCTCCTTTCGAAGAGTCACGATCGCGATCCTCGTTTCCCCTCATGATTTAGTAGTCCGAATTCAATGAAACGATGAGGGTGCAACGCTGATCGATCTGCTTCCTTGTCAGTTTTCATGGGATGGGGCCACTGCCGCGACTTCCGGCTTCGCTCTCCCCTCCGAACGACAATCCGGCTATCTCGCGAACCGCCACGTGCGTCGCGACCAACTCCGGCGTCCTCTGGCTCCCTCGCCGTGGCCAGACCACGTCCGCATCGGCAGGACCCCATCTCATGAAAGCTGGGTGGTGTCGGGCGCTACCCCGTTTCTCGGCTACACCGTTGAGCCGACCGGTTGCTCCCGCTGGGCGGGTCCCGGTGTGCTTGCACTCTTAAAGATCAGTCCGCCGGAGCGGTGACGCAGCGTTGTGTGCTGCGGTGAGATGAACTTTAGCGAAACGCGAAAGCGCTGTCTATAGCGAAACGCGAAATTTTGCAAAAATATGGATCGGCTTCGGTGGAGCTGGGTGGCCCGGATGGCGCAGACGCAAAAAAACCCGCGCTAGGCGGGCTTGGCGGCGGAATGGCCCTGCGGTTGGCGGGGTACTCGAACCGAATTTTTAGAGCGGGTTAGTTCGGCAGTGTTAAGCCGTCACGCTCACATGCGGCTGCCGCCAACTCGGGATTATCGATGCCGACGACGCCTACGTATGCCACGCGCGCACCATTTTTTGCGGCAAACGCCGAGAACGGTTGGAATCCGGTGTAACCGCCGTAGGAGTTCTTCGCATTGAGCTCCCCGCAGAACCTAAAGAGGCCGTTATCACCCTGGTGCGCGACGACATTTCTGACGCGTACACTGTCGGGATCCTTCGCGACGCTTTTGATCTTTGCGATGATGGCGGCAAGTTCCGCTTTGCTTGCTGTTCGCTGGGCCTCATCGCTTGCGGCGTTGTGGCTGACGAAGAGTGCCGCAGTCATGACAATGGCGGCCCGGACGTTTGGTCTCATCTTTGGCGTAGCTCCGGATTAAGTGGTTGGATGAAAGCCGTAATTTTACGATTTTATTTCACTCTGTCCCTATGGCGTGCAGACGTCATGACGTCCCGCGGTGCAATCAAGATATTCGAGGAGCCGAATGTTGAGGGGCGGATTCCGCCAGGGCTTGATGCGGCGTGCGCCGAGTTCGCGGGCGGGCTGGCAGAGGCCGTGGGATCGGCTCGGTGATGACGAGATCACGTTGCTGACGTCGGTCGGAGCAACGCTCTTCCACAAGGGGTTCGAGCGGCGGTGCCAGAAATGAAAAGCCCCGTCGGGGCGGGGCTTCGTGAACGCGGTGCAGCGCTTGCCGAGTTATTCCGCGAATTCGAGGATGCGTTTGCGGTCGTTGTCTTCGGCAACGTGAATCTCGGCACGTTCGAACTCAGCTTTCACCTGAGCATAGGCGACTGCGTTTCCACTGCAGTTCTCTTTTGGTGGATGCACGGCAAATAGGACATCACCGTCAAATTGGCCATCTTTTCGAAGCTTGAGAATCTTGCCTAACCATTCCCAACCATGGTCATAAAGTGCCGTTGGGGTACGCCGGTCAAGATCCAGCGGCTTGATCAATTTGATAGCCTTCAGTTGCTCGTCTAGGCGAACGAACGGCAAGCGGGCTTGGTAGTCTTCTCCGAGCACTCGTGGTGCGTACAGCCTTTGGAGATCGGCCGCCCGCAAAATACCTCTGACTCGCTGTTCTACGAGCCGCTCCTTGTTTTGAGGTGTGACGAAGGATCGGCCTACATAGTGCTCGTAAAATTCGTCCAGTGCCGTCTTCGGATCGTCGATCAATGCCGCCCGCGGTGAATCGGCGTAGATGATCGCCTGCCTGACCTTGACAAGTTCGTCGAAAGCGTGATTGGCGAAATCTGTCGTATGACCACCCACTGCGCCAATAAAGGCACGCTGGACCATCGAGCTAATACGGTCGAGTTCGTCTCGAAACACATCTCGGGAGTGCTTATAGACGCCAGCGTCGAGATCGTCAAAAAATGCGGTGATACGAACGACCCGATCCATGAGCTTATAGCCGAAGAAGCGCGCCGTAGGACTCATAAGAACGACACCTACGTTTGCAAATTCACCGGTCTGCGCGTACGGCATAAAGCGTATCAGGGCATATCTGCATGGATGTTTCATGGCTCGTTCCAAAACTCGGTTAGGCTATATCGCTCCGGTATGGCGCGTGCGCCGTCAATGCTTAATGAATGAGGGACTCCAAAGCCGACTTCCAACCACTCGTCAGGCATCGTATCGCATGCGTGATCGAAGTGATCCAAAGCCTGTCGCATCCGCAATTCATAAGCGGGTCTTGCAAGCCAGTCTTGGTAGACGTCGTTCCAGTCGGTTGCGAACGCGTGCCCAACTAGAAACTGACCCTCATTAAACGTGTTGTCAAAGGCTAGATTGTAGTCCATCACTACAACTTTCTGGTGGGCAACATCCCACAGTAAGTTGGGATTGCCGCCGCGATCCGTAAGGTATCGATCCTCGTTCCGGACCCACCAGTCAAACACCACGATGTCTTGACGTACCGCGGAAGAAATCTTACGGATATTTGACATTGTTAGCTCGGCAACGTTCTCGTGCTCAACCGAGCCAAATGCCAGCCCCTCCCCAAGGTCGTCAAAGTCGCTCAGTCCGGCGATCTTCAACATTCCGGGGACTTCTACGACGCGAAAGTCTGCGATGGGAAGGCCGAAGGCTTTCGCCATGTTACTCGCGAGCCATTCGCTTACGAGACTGCGCTGTCCCGCGTCGTGACCTTTTACATAGTAGAGCCGACCGTCGTCGCCACGGCAATGAAACGGCCGTGTGCGACCCTGCGCCGCACGGCCCAAAATCTCAACGATCTGAACAATGTCGTTGTTGATCATGCTAGACGTGCAATGGCTTGCCCGCGGTTTCTTTCATATTCCCCGAGATCTTCACTTTCCCGCGATCTTCGACTCGCGGCTCGCCGTTGTTGCTTTGTCCGGGCAGTATCCGGCTGAAGCGCGCATTTCAAGGGAATTGTATCCGCGCTGCGTACAACTGGTGCGCCCTAGTAGAAGATGGATTTCGCTTGTCAATGGCGGTGTTTTCGATCTGGCTCTATTACAACCTGACAGAATTGTCATTGATAGGCCACTTTGTCCTTGGCAAAATACTGTACATCCATACAGCAGATGTGGCAAAAAAACGAAGAGGGCGGTAATGAAAGAAAAATCGACGGCGCGCCTGCGCTGCAGGCCGGGGGATTTGGCGAGGGTGATCAATTCGCCAAACGCAGCGCTAGTGGGGCGGACCGTTGAAGTGGTACAGCTTCACTGCGACGGGCGCTGGGAGTGTGTTCTCGAAGGGGGAGCTGTGATCGGTTTGGCCGATGATGGGCTCGGCTTGCTGCTCACGCGGGACTGGCTGTTTCCTGACTCTCTCCTTGAGCCGAGGCGCGTCAGGGGCCCAGCCACGCTAACCGCCTTTGCCGAATCGTTTGCTCTCTAATGGTGAATCAGCCTGCTGCTTGACTGGCTGAGAAAGAAGCCAGCCGATAAACGACTCAACCTGGGCACGTTGACCTGCGTTCAAATGTTCCCATCCTGCGGGGGCGGCAGGTGATTGCGCGGGTGGCGTGGCCTCGGAATGATCGGTATCAAGCCACCCGAGCGGTTTCCCTGCGCATTCTTCAATTTTCCGGGCCGTTGTCGCGCGCATGCCGCGAGCTCGCCCGGTTTTCGAGTCTTTCGCCCCATCGCGCAAATTCGTGAACTGCGAATGCGACATGCCGATCGCGGCTGCGGCAGCGGCGGGGCCACCCTTCTCAGCTTCGATGATCTTCAGATTGTCGCGGCGGATTTGGTCAATATCCTTCATGACGGGCATTCAATAGCAAAACGCTAAAGACGTATATGCGCGAAACGCTATAGACAATCCTTTTGCGTTTCGCTAAAGTTGCGATATGGACCTGAGAACCTACCTCGACGCTGAACGCGGAAGACTCGTGAAGTTGGCTTCAGCGATCAACGCACACGCATCGGACATCAGTGCATGGGCAAATAAGAAGCGGCCCGTGCCAGTGCCGTTCGGCCGGCGGATCGAACGTGCGACGTCTGGCGTGGTCACCCGTATCGATTTGTTTCCCAGGGATGTTATTCGCGACGTCTGGCCCGAGCTTGCCCAACAGAACGAGGTAGCGGCGTGATGCCGCTCAGTCTTCTTCAGTTGGAAGCAGGTCGGCGAGCACGACCTCAAGGTGCTTGTGCAGGTCGGCGAGTACTTCGCGGTGCTCGTCGTCGAACGCGGCCGCTTCGGCTGGATGCCATTCCGAAGTACCGGGTTCCGGGTCAAGACCTTGAAGCGCTTCACGCAAGCGCACGGGAGCGAGTTCGCGGGTTTCCTTCGGATCGCCGTCGACTTCCTCGAACGATCGTTGGACGAGTAGTCGCAAGACGATTTGCTGGAGGGCGAGGACCTGAATTCTGAGGCGGTGGTGATCGAGGTCGTGCTGCGTGAGTGGCGCCTGTTTTATCTTGTTCAAGTTAACGATATCCTGATGTCCGTCAACGGAAGGAGATTTCATGAAGCGCATGTACGTGCGGTTCGTCTTGTGGCTGATTCGACCGGCGATCGACAAAGCCATCGCCGAGTCAGCGAGGCCGGGCGGCACGCTGTGGCGCGCGAAGAGCAGCGTCACAGCGGCCGATGGTTCGTGGGTAATTTCGAAGGATGGCGCGATCGCGATTACTCGCGGCGCAACACCGCCTTCAGGAGATCGCTCCGGTCGCCGAGCAGGGACTTGAGCGGACCCTCGAACGACTCACGGTCGCCGGACGAGGGCGGATTCGCAAGGAAGTACGAGACGCAGTCTTCCAATGCAGTCTGATTGAAGCCGGGCGACTCTTGAATCGCGGCTTTGAGAGATCCAAGCGCGACGAGTACGCCGAATCGGAAGCTCTCAAGTTCTCGTAGCAGTTGCTCGTTGTTATTGGCCATTTGTACCCCGTTGTGCTGTGGTTGATGAGGTCGGAAGCTTCGATTCTCGCATAACGACGGTCCGAGTTAGACGCGCAGCAGAAACCAAGCCATCCCAGAATCCTCATTCAACGTATTGAGGATGAGTTTAGTAGTGCGAATCGTGTGAAAACACGTTTGTTTGGAGGATCGATTGAACATTCTCGATACGGCGCACGCCGTCGCTCACAACTACCGGGGCGGGTGCGAGTCACTCGCGCCGCGTCTCGGCGTATCGGCCGCCGTGCTTCGGAGCAAGGTGAATCCGAATACGGATACTCACAAATTGACGCTTCAGGAAGCGGTGCGCATCGGCGAGGTGACGGACAACGACGCGATTCTCGAAGCTTGGGCGAGCGAGCGCGGCTATGCACTCGTGAAGTTGCCGAGCGCCGTTGAGTGCTGCGACGCGGCCATCGTCGAACTGATGGGCAAGGCGTGGTCGACGCACGGCCTAGTCGGCCGAGAGATCGTCAAGACGCTCGAAGACGGGCGCGTCGAGCACTCCGAAGTCGTGCGGGTCGAAGCGCGCATCTTCCAGCACGCACAGGTGCTATTCAATCTCGCGGCGCGGCTGCGCGGCATGGCTGAGTAGCGGGGAGCGTTTGAGTGCCGCCTACTACAACGAACACGATCCAGTCACCGCCGCGTGGCTGCGAAACCTCATCGCCGCCGGTCACATTGCAGCTGGTGACGTCGACGAGCGCGACATCCGCGACGTCCATCCTGACGACCTGCGCGGATACACCCAGTGCCATTTCTTCGCCGGCGTTGGCGTCTGGTCGTACGCGCTCCGTCGTGCCGGATGGCCCGACGATCGACCTGTTTGGACGGGTTCCTGTCCGTGCCAACCTTTCAGCGCGGCAGGCCGCGGACTTGGGTTTGATGACGAGCGGCATCTCTGGCCTGCGTGGTACTGGCTTATCGGCGAGCGCCGCCCTGCAATCGTCTTTGGAGAGCAGGTTGCGAGCTCGGCTGTCGACCCTTGGATCGACCTTGTTCAAGCTGACATGGAAGCGCTGGACAACGCCTTCGGGTGTATCCCGTTTCCGTCTGCGGGCGTCGGTGCCCCGCACATCCGAGATCGATCGTTCTGGCTGGCCCACGCCAACGGCCAGCGAGGCCGGCGGAACGCCAGAGCAGTTCATCGCGCGCAAGCTCAAGTCGATCGCCAAGGGTTCGAAGATGGGTGCCAGCTTGACGGATCTCGGACTCGTCGCGCAACTCGCCGGCTGGCCGACGCCGACTGTTGGCAACGCGGAGGGATCTCAATCGTTCGCGGGCTTGAGCGCGACGGGCAAGACGCCGGACGGTCGCAAGGTCGCGGTGAGCCTGAATCATGTGGCGCAGTTCGCGGGCTGGGCAAGCCCGACCACGGGCGATGCGAAGGTGCGGGACTACCAACGCAGCGGTGCAACGGGGACGATCAATCTAGCGCTGAACGGAATGGCCAAGCTGGCGAGCATGCAACCGTTGCAGCCGGCCGCCGAAGCGGAGTGGAAATTGCCACCGCTGATCCCGGCCCGATTAACGGCTTCTGGCGAGATGCTGATTGGCTCCTCTGCCGGGATGGAAAGTGGCGGCCAGTTGAACCCGGCACATTCCCGTTGGCTCATGGGGCTCCCGCGCGAGTGGGACGACTCCGCGCCTACGGCAACGCGATCAACGCGGAAGCGGCGGTTGCGTGGATCGAAGCGTGCCGAGGGGTGATCGGATGAACTGGCTCGACCGCTCCCATCGCGGCGACTGCCGCGACCTCATGCGCGCGATGATCGCCGATGGCGTGAAGGTGCAGACGATAGTGACGTCGCCGCCGTACTGGGGCCTCCGCTCGTATCTGCCCGACGGCCATCCGGACAAGCATCGCGAGATCGGCAGCGAGCCGACACTGCGCGAGTTTATCGACACGCTCGTCGAGGTGTTTGATCTCGCGCGCGAGATGCTCGCGGACGACGGAACGCTCTGGCTGAACATGGGCGATGCCTATGCGTCATCGGGCGGACAGACGCCGATGCGTGGCGAGACGTTCGCCGGGCGCGCTCGCGCGAAGGTGAACATCTGCCTGAGCAACAGGAAGGCGGGCATCGACGGTCTCAAGATCAAGGACCTGATGGGCCAGCCGTGGCGCCTTGCGTTCGCATTGCAGGATGCCGGCTGGTATCTCCGGCAGGACATCATTTGGCACAAGCCGAACCCGATGCCCGAGAGCGTGCGCGACCGCTGCACGAAGGCACACGAATATCTGTTTCTGCTTTCGAAGAGCGAGCGCTACTACTACGACTTCGACGCGATGCAGGAGCCCGTGACTGGCGGCGCACATGGGCGTGCGTCCGGCAATCGGTCGCACAAGGCCGCGGATGCATTCGCGGCAGGCGATGAGCATCACCGCACGAAAAGCGGGCTCGTCGCATACGCCGAGCGGCAGCGTGCTGCGGGCGTCAATCCGAAAGCTGTAGCGGTTGCCGGTTGGCAGTCGGGGCTGGGCGCACATTCGACTGTCCAGCACAACCGCGGCGCGCGAACGAAACGGCCAAAGCAGAACGAATCGTTTTCTGCGTCGGTCGCGGAGCTCGTTACGAGTCGAAACCGCCGCAGCGTTTGGACGATTCCGACGCAATCGTTCGACGGAGCACACTTCGCGACTTTTCCCGAGGCACTCGTCGAGCCGTGCGTGCTCGCCGGCAGCCGGCCGGGCGACGTCGTCTTCGATCCGTTCTTCGGCAGCGGCACGACCGGACAGGTAGCGCAGCGTCTCGGCCGCCGTTTCATCGGCTTCGAACTCAACCCCGACTACGAGCCGCTGCAGCGCGATCGCCTGCGGCAGCCAGCATTCATTTTCGAAAGCGCTTGATCGCGCACACAAGTTAGCGAGGACCAGAGATGGCAAAGAACTCGATAGACGTCTACGGGGCATCGGGCAAGGGCAACGTCCTTTCGATGGACCCGGACAAGCTGACGCTTGTCACGGACCCGAAGCACCCGCTATACGACCGGCGCGTACATCAGGCGCCGAACCCGAAGACGGTTCGGAACTACCGCGCGCAGGGCGTGCTTGAGCCGGTGCTCTTTTGCAAAGACCCGGAGACGGGCGAGAACCTCGTGATTGATGGCCGTCGCCGAGTGACCAACGCGCGCGAGCTGAACCGTCAACTGATCGAGGCGGGCGAAGAGCCGATCACGATTCCTGCGATCCCGAAGCGCGTCATGCGCGACAGCGACAAGTCGTTCGTCGGAATGATGGTCAGCACGAACGAGATCCGCGAAGAAGACTCGCCGATCAACCGGGCCGAGAAGATGGCTCGCATGCTCGACGTCGGCCACACCGAGGATGCTATCGCCGTCGCGTTCGGTGTCGAGGTGCCGACCGTGCGCTCTGCTTTGAAGCTGCTCGACTGCTGCATGGCGGTGCGTGACGCTGTTGAGGCGGGACATATCACTGTGTCGCACGCGCTGAAGCTTGCGAAGCTGTCGCCCGACGAGCAACGCGCGAAGGTTCAGGCGTTGATCGATGCCGCTGACGGCAAGGAAGGGCACGCGCGCTCGCGTGCGCAGAAGGCCGTGCTCGGCGGTACGGCGGCACGCGTACGTCCGCGTAAGCAGATCGAGGCGGCGCTTGCGGAGGCGACGGGCGAGCGCTTGGCGGCGCTGCGATGGGTGCTCGGTATTGACGACGCGGAAAGCGCACAGGAGGCCGCCGAATGAGTTTCGAGCACCTCAACCGCGCTATGCGCGAGCAGTTCCCGCCGACGGCCAAGGTGATCCTGATCTTTCTGGCGCGGTTGGCCGACGAGCAGGGGAATTGCGATCCGTCGATCGACGCCATTGCGGAATTCGCGGGCGTGACGCGCGTGACCGTGTCGTCGACCCTTCGCACGTTGGAGGAGGCCGGTGCGCTGCGCATTACGCGCCGGCCCGGTCACCCGAGCGCCTATCGCTTGACTCTCGGGAGAGCGTCTTGACTCCGACCGACATCAAAGAGCCCGTTCCGGCGCGCGCTGGCGAAGTGACGCCCGTTGCGGTGACAGCTCGCGCAGCGGCCACGCGTACGTGTCTGTCATGTGGCGCAAAGACTGACGCTGACGGCGCGTTGCCGTGCGGGCACTGAGGAGCCTATGAGCGTCAAGGTTATGAACGCCGTGTTCGAGCGCTATCCGGAAGGTGGCGGCGAGATGATTCTCGCGCTGGCACTCGCGGACCATTCGCACGACGACGGCACGCACATCTATCCGAGCGTCGACAAGCTGGCTGCGAAGACGCGCCAATCGCCGCGTGCGGTGCAGTACCAGCTTCGCCGGATGCAGCAGTCCGGATGGCTGATTCTCGTGAGCGAGTCGAAGGGCGGACGTGGAAACACGCGCGAATACCGAATCAATTCGGACTGGATAAACGGTGCAGAACTTGCGCCCATTTCGTCGGGTTCAAAGGGTGCAAAAAATGCACCCACTGGAAAGGGTGCAAACGGCGACGTAAAGGGTGCAACTGGCGACGTAAAGGGTGCAAATCACAGCACTAAAGGGTGCAAAGCTTTTGCACCCGAATCATCAGGAACCACCATAGAACCGTCAGAGAACCATCAACCCGCGCGGCGTGCGCCGCGAGTTGCGTTGCATGGCGAACTGCGATCGATCGAACTGCCCGACTGGCTGCCCCTCGACGCATGGCTCGACTGGTGCGAGCACCGCGAGGCGAAAGCGTCGGAGAAGTCGGCGCCGTGGACACGCCCGGCAGCGAAGGTGTCGCTGCGTCGCCTCGAGAAGCTCAGAGAGCTTGGGCATGCCCCGACGGACTGCATCGACGAAGCGGTGCTGCGCGGCTGGACGGGGCTGTTCCCGGTGAAGCCGGACGGCACGGCGACGAATGGGCAGGACGTTCCTTCCGATTGGCACACGAGCGCCCAAGGCGTTACTGAGCGCGGTAAGCAACTCGGCATCGAGCAGCGCGACGGCGAGGTGTTCATGCGCTTCAAGGCGCGCGTCGTAAAGGCGGCCGGTCCCGGCGAGGCGATGGAGGAAATGCTTCGCGAGGCCAACCGCTTCGGGAACGAAACCTACGAGCAGCTCTACCGGTACTTCAACGACATCCCGCGCGATCAGGAGAGCGTGTGAGCAAGAACGCACTCCGCTATCCCGAGAGCGCGATCGAGGGCGGTCGCTTCGGAACCGCTCGTGTTCGCGAGGACAGGACGATCGGCCGCAGCTTCGCCGAGCGCGAGGTGTTGCGCCGCACGGGCAATCAACCGAATTCGGAATTCGACGAGATCGCTTCAGGCGACCTCGACAGGCCGATCTTCCCGCCCGCCATGACGGCGAAGCGCTCGAAGTACCGCAACACGAAGTGCGAGTACGACGGCATCAAGTTCGACAGCAAGCGCGAGCGCTCACGGTGGTTCGAATTGAGCCGGCAACAGGCGGCAGGCCACATCAGCGAACTTCGTCTTCAGGTGGAGTTCGAGCTGATCGCGCGTCAGCGGCGCTCGGACGGCTCGATCGAGCGAGCAGTCGAATACGTTGCCGACTTCACCTATCGCAATTCCGCAGGCGAGCTTGTTGTCGAGGACGTGAAATCGGCCATCACACGGAAGAACAAGGACTACGTCATCAAACGAAAGCTGATGCTCCGAGAGCACGGCATCACGATTCAGGAGGTCGAGTGAAGAAGAAGGTGAGCTTGAGTTCGGGTAACTGGCTGATCTGCGATTGCTTGAAGCGGAAGGCCGGCCGCCGCGGGCTGACGATTGAGCAGATCGGATACGAAGCGTCGATGACGACCGATACCGTGAAGGGGCGCATACGAAACCTTCTCGGCAAGAAGTTCGTTGAACGGATCGAAGGCTCGCGCCCCACGACATACCGCTGCTTGCTCAAGGATCTTCCGGCACCGACGGAATCGCCGCAGGAGCGCATTTCGAAGCAAGCGGCTGAGCGGAATCGGGAGCGCAGCGCAGCGATCGCTCACGCGGCGTTCGCAGTCGACCAGATGATTCGCTCTTGCATGACGGTTGCATGAGGCGGTCAGTACCAATGAAGCGAACGGGATTCAAACGAAAGCCGCATTCGCCGTTCAGCAGTCTGACACGAACCGCCACGCTGAAGCGTCAGAAGGCGATCGTGAAGCGGATCAAGCGGCCGACGGTCGCCGAGGGTTCGAAGTATCTGGCGGCGTGCCGCGGCGAGGAGTGCTTTCTCCGCGTGCCGGGGGTGTGCTGCTCAATCGGTTGGTCGCACGAATCGGTCGTTGATTGTCACTCGAACCAATCGAAGCATGGAAAGGGTGGCCGGATCAAGGCGAAGCACAAGTACACCGTGCCTGGATGCGGACCTTGCCATGACTGGCTCGACTTTGGCGGGGCACTACGCGCGGAGAAGGTTGCGACGTGGGACCGGGCATATGAGGAATGGGCGCCGGTGCGCGCTCGAAAGATGGGAGAAGCAAATTGCCAGTGAGGATGTGGGTTGAGATCCCGGACGGCACGTACTGCGCGCCGAGACACCGCGGGCGTGGCGGAATTGTCGTGTGTGAACGGAGGCGTGAGATCGACGCGACAGTATTTCGGATCGCTCGAATCGCAACCGTTAAGCACCAGTTGGTCGCGGCCGTCGAGGTGGATGCGTTTATTCCCGAAATGCATCGATCGCGCATCCCGCAGTGCGACGGTCGGTGGGTGGAGTCGGGCGTTTTCCGGACGAAGGCATACGTGCATCGCAATCGGCATTCGCGCGTGCTCGGCGCATTCATCGAGAGCGGTGATGACGCATGGGACGTGCGGGGGATGTCTTGAGCGCCTATCTCTACTTCAACATGAGCGACGTCGTGGAACCGGTGGCAAAGACGGCGGTGCGGAGAAATGACGCGCTTACGGGGAACCGGTTTATCGCATTTCCCGGTTGCCCGCTCGAGGGCGTCGAGCTCGACGACGGGCAGATCGAGACGCGGCTCCATCACGGCGAGGAGGTTCGTGACGTCCTGATCAACTGGCTGGTGTACTGGGGTATCCCGTTTCGAGTGCTTCCATGAACGAACAACACGAACTGACGATCGACGAAAGCAACCAGATCGAGGAACTGCTCGATGAGTGGTACGACTGGCAATTGGGATACACGCCGAACCTTGGGCATGGAAGGGTCGCCGCCACGTGTCGAGGCTTCGCCGAAGACGACCGGATCGAAACGGCGGAGGAGCGCACCGAGGAGGCCGATCGAAAGGCGGCGAAGCGGCGCGCGGAACTGGTTGATGTCTGCGTCGACGCATTGGCGTGGCGGGAGCGCGCAGCGATTCAGCAACACATGAAGGCGAAACGCATTAGCGAGATGAACCGGGGATGCGGAGCCAGCGTCTGGTCCAATCCCCGGCGCTTCGCCTTTCCGGACGCGCACGCGACGTATCAGCAGGCGAAGCGGTCGATGCTTGCACCGCTGAAGCGTCGCGGGCTGTTGAAGTGTCCCGAATTACTGTAGCTACAAAAATATCTTGCATTCAATGTTTAGCGTAGCTACAATAATTTATATGGACATCACCTTTGACCCGACCAAGAACGAAACGAACATTGCCAAGCACGGGGTGTCGTTGGCGCTTGCGGCGCAACTCGACTGGTCGGACGTGTTGTCCTACGTGGACGACCGACGCGACTACAGTGAAGTGCGCGAAGTCGGGTTCGGTGTGATCGGCGATCGCCTCTATTGCGTGGTGTTCACGCAGCGCGGCGACTCGATGCACATCATCAGCATGCGTAAGGCGAACAAGCGGGAGGTCAAGAGCTATGTCGAGCAAGCGTAAGATCGTCATGCCGACGGACGAGGAAGACGCGGCAATCAACCGCGGCATCGCGGCCGACCCCGACACGTTCGAAGTGCCGGCGGAAGACTTCGCGAAGATGACGCGGCGAGGCAAGCGTGGCCGTCCGCCGCTCGAAGCGCCCAAGGTGCAATTGACCGTGCGCTATGACGTCGACATTGTCGACGCCTTCAAAGCGACGGGCGAAGGTTGGCAGACGCGCATGAATGATGCGTTGCGCGAGTGGCTGAGGGAACATCAACCTGCGTAGCGCTCGTTCGACGACGCGATAAAAAAGAGGTTGTAAACCGCGCCGCGTTTCGCTATATTGACGACGTCGGGCGCGAGGTGCGCCCAAAGTAAGCCCGCTCAGTTTGCTGTGCGGGCTTTTTCTTTGTCGCGTGACTGAGAGGTTCAAGGTCGACACGGATAGAGCAGCCCGATGGTTCTGCAAACTAACACCGGGTTGCCCGTGAATTCGAATCTCACTGTGACGCCACGCTGTACAATGTTTCGTCGAGCGAATGCGCAGGCTGATGCGCTACGAGGGCGTCACGGACCCACGAGCCCCTGAAATCGACATGAGTCCATGCCGGAGATCAGCACCGGCCGCTCGACCAAAGCCCGCAAGGTGAAAGCCTCGCGGGCTTTTTCGTTTACGCGCCCAATCCGCAATGAGGTTTCCCTATGCCGATACGTACGATGAAGCCCTGTAAGCACCGAGGATGCAGTGCACTCGTTGCGGCTGGCAAGTCGTACTGCGCGCAGCACGCCCATGAGGCGGTGAAGTGGAAGTCTGACGCGGTGCGCGGCAATCGTCATGCGCGGGGATACGGAACCGCGTGGGACAAGATCAGGCAGCGCATCTTGCGTCGCGACAGCGGCCTCTGTCAGCCCTGTTTGCAAGCAGGGCGCGTGACTGTCGCCACTGCGGTTGACCACGTTATTTCTAAGGCGCGGGGTGGCACCGACCACGACGAGAACCTGCAAGCGATCTGCCGTGACTGTCACGCGGCGAAGACGGCGCGCGAGCGGTTGCGGTGACGTGGTGGTGGCCCGCCCGTCGATGCCCGCCCGGCGGATGCGCCGGGCGGGGAGGGGGGAGAAAAAGTCTGGAAGGCGCTGCCTTCGGGACCGCCCGCTTCGTCAAATTTTCACGCCCGCGAAATTAAAAATTCAGGAGTTGGCCAGTGGGAGGTATCGCGACAGTGCCGGGCCGGGGCAGAAAACCCAAGCCGACGGCACGGAAAATCGCTGCGGGAAATCCCGGTAAACGCGCGCTGAATAAGGACGAGCCGGATTTCGGCTTGGTCACGAACATCGAGCCGCCGGACTGGATTGTCGGCGAGGCGCGGGGCATGTGGGAGCGCGTTGTGCCACTGCTTTGTGGACAAAACATCTTGCAAGTGACCGACCTGCACATTGTAGAAATCTTCTGTGCGGCCTACGGCAACTGGAGGACCGCCCAGGACGATTTGACTCGCAACGGCCCTGTCGTCGACAGCTCGCAAGGCAGTCCGATGAAGAATCCAGCTGCGACCGTTGTGAAGGAAGCGGCGGCGCAATTGGCGAGCTTCGGCGCAATGCTGGGGCTCGACCCGGCGAGCCGGCAGCGCCTGGTCGGCGCAAAGCCGAAAACAACGGACAACCCTTTCGCGAAGCTGCTCGGCAAATGATTGGAAGACATGGCGACGAATTTCCCGCGCGTAGAGCAGGGGCTCAAGTTCGCGCGAGAAGTCGTTCGTGGCAAGCGCTCCGCTTGTCGGTATGTGCAACTTGCTTGCAAGCGCCACCTTGACGACCTTGCTGCGAGCCGAAAGAAGGACTTCCGCTGGAAGTTCGATCCGGAGGTGGCCGAGCGGAAGCTCGCACTCATTGAGCTGCTGCCGCACACGAAGGGCGAGTGGGCGTTCAAGGGGCAACTGGTAACGCTAGAGCCGTGGCAGAAGTTCGGCCTGATGGCGACGTTCGGATGGCTTAATAAGCGCACCGGCAAGCGCCGGTTTCGAGAAAGCTACTGGGAGGTCCCGAGAAAGAACGGCAAATCGGTGATTGCCGCGGGCGTTGGCATCGGTATGTTCGTCCTCGACGACGAGTTCGGTGCGGAGGTATATGCGGGCGCGACGACCGAAAAGCAGGCGTGGGAGGTATTTCGTCCGGCACAACTGATGGTCAAGCGTTCGCCCATGCTGATTGAGTCGGCTGGAATCGAGGTGAATGCCTCGAACATGAACAAGCCAGCCGACGGCAGCCGGTTTGAGCCGATCATCGGCAACCCCGGCGATGGCGCGTCGCCGTCGTGTGCGATCGTAGACGAGTATCACGAGCACGACAGCGCGGCATTGTACGAAACGATGCTGACTGGCATGGGCGCGCGTCGACAGCCGCTCATGTTCATCATCACGACTGCGGGCGCGAACATCGAGGGGCCGTGCTTCGACAAGCGCAGGCAGGTGATCGAAATGCTCGAAGGGACGGTGCCCGACGACGAGCTTTTCGGCTGGATTTGGACCATCGACGAAGGGGACGATTGGACCGATCCGCGCGTGCTGACGAAAGCCAATCCGAACATCGGGATCTCGGTCTATCAGGAGTATCTCGAAAGCCAGCAACAGCGCGCAATCAAGTCTGCACGCTTCACAAACACGTTTAAGACGAAGCATTTAAACGTCTGGACGTCGGCCAAGGCTGGCTATTTCAACCTCGAAGACTGGAAAGCATGCGAAAACCGATCGCTGACCCTCGAGCAGTTCGAGGGGCAAGATTGCGTGCTCGCACTCGACATGGCGCGCAAACTCGACCTGAACAGCATGGCTCGGCTTTTCTGGCGCGACATCGATGGGCGGCGGCACTACTTCTGCGTTGCGCCGCGGTTCTGGGTGCCCGAAGACACTGTGCGCAATACCGAAAACCGCCGTATGGCGGAGCGATATCAGGCATGGGTCAATCAGGGCGTTCTGCTCGAAACGGACGGCGCGGAGATCGACTATCGCGACATTCTCGAGGAGGCGAAGGATGCGAACCGGTTGTGCCCGGTGCAATGTACTCCGCTCGATCCGCATGGCGCGACGAATCTGGCCCATCAGCTCGAGGACGAAGGGCTGACGCCGGTCACGATCGTGCAGAACTACACGAACATGTCGGACCCAATGAAGGAGCTTGAGGCGGCGATTACGGCGGGCCGATTCCATCACGACGGCAACCCGATCATGACATGGTGTATCAGCAATGTCATCGGCAAGAACCTGCCGGGCAACGATGACGTGGTGCGCCCGATCAAGCAAGGTAACGACAACAAAATCGACGGCGCTGTTGCGCTGATTATGGCGATAGGTCGGGCCATGCTGGCCGATCGAGTCGATTCTGAGTCGATCTACGATCAAGGAGTAGGCGTTTGAATTCAATTGGCATTGCGGCTTGGGTGGCCGGCCTGCTTGGGTTTGCGTTGCTTGTGACCGGCGTGGCAATGATCAGCTTGCCGGTCGGCTTAATCGTTGCGGGCGTCCTGCTTTTGATGTGGGCGTTTCTGGCGGATCTGGCGTCGGCCCGCGCCGCACGTGCAGTCCCGTCGAAGGAGTAGCCCATGTTTTTTAGTAGGCAATTGCTGTCCAACGGCGGTCAGGCGCAGATGGGCGGTGGAGGATGGGTATCGGCACTGTTAGGTCGCTCCCGGTCGGAATCCGGTCAGGTCGTCACCCCCGCAAGTGCGTTGTCGCTGACGGTCCTGCAAAACTGCGTCACGCTTCTTTCGGAGAGCATCGCGCAGTTGCCGATCGAGCTGTACGAACGCTCGGGCGACGACAGAAAGCCGGCGATCGATCACCCCCTGTATTCGATCCTCAAATACCAGCCGAATCCGTGGCAGACGCCGTTTGAGTTTCAGGAGCAGTCACAGGTAGCTGCCGGTCTTCGCGGCAACAGCTACAGCTTCATCGATCGCGATCAAGACGGTGTCATTCAAGGGCTGTATCCGCTGGATAACGAGGCGGTCACGGTCATGAAAGGCGCGGACCTGATGCCGGTCTATCGGGTCTATGGGTTCGATCCTATGCCGAGGCGGATGGTGCATCACGTTCGCTGGATGTCGATCAACGGTTACACAGGGTTGTCACCGGTCTTGCTTCATGCGAACGCGATCGGGTATGCGCAGGCGATCCAGCAGTACGCCGGCAAGTCGTTCATGAACGGCACGGCGCTGTCGGGTGTGATCGAGCGGCCGAAGGATGCCCCGGCGCTCAAGGACCAAACCAGCGTGGATCGCATCACCGATGGTTGGAACGAAAAGTTCGGCGGATCTGGAAACGCGAAGAAAGTCGCGCTTCTCCAGGAGGGTATGACGTTCAAGCCACTGTCGATGACGAACGTTGACGCGGCACTGATTGATGCGCTGCGGCTCTCGGCGCTCGATATCGCGCGGATCTACAAGATTCCGGCCCACATGGTGAACGAGTTGGAGCGAGCGACGTTCAGCAACATCGAGCACCAGTCGCTCCAGTTCGTCATCTACACGCTGTTGCCGTGGGTCAAGCGGCATGAGCAGGCGAAGACGCGCGATCTCCTGTTGCCGTCGGAGCGCAAGCAGTACTTCATCGAATACAACCTCGGAGGGCTGTTGCGAGGAGATCAGTCGTCGCGCTACGCCGCATACGCGGTCGGACGCCAGTGGGGCTGGCTGTCGATCAACGACATTCGGCGGCTTGAGAACATGCCGCCCGTCAAGGGCGGCGACATCTACCTGAGTCCGATGAACATGGTCGACGCGTCGAAGCCGCAGCCGCTTCCTGTCGGCAAAACCGAGCCAACGAAAGCGGCAATCGACGAAATTAGGAGGGTCCTTTCTTGAAATCGCACCTCAGACTGGCAAGTCTGATTTTCAATCAGCCACAGCTCGTTACGGACCCGATGATGTCGCTCGCGGTCCAATGGGCGAATCACGCGCTCAATCTGAACATTGTCAATCTGACCGTGAACGGCGTGCAGCCGAAGATCATGGAAGACGACGAATTCGAAAGCGGTGCGCAGATGGCTGCTGCATCGGAGCGCCGGCGTGCCCTGGTATCCGATACCGGCATGGACATCATTCCGGTGTCGGGGATTCTCGTATCGCGATCCGCACACATGAACCCCTGCGAGCCGATGACGAGCTATGAGGGCTTGCGCGCCGCAGTGAATCAGGCGGTCGCAGATCCGGCCGTCGAACATATCGTGCTCGACATAGACAGCAACGGCGGGAGCGCGACCGGCGCGTTCGAACTGGCGGACGACATCCGCGCTGCCTCGTTGATGAAGCCGATCACAGCAATCGTCAACTTCTCGGCTTTCTCGGGCGGCTACCTGATCGCAGCCGCTGCATCGAAGGTGATCGTCAGCCGCACTTCGGGCGTAGGGTCGATCGGCGTCATCGCCAACCATCTCGACGTATCGAAGCGGGATGAGCAGCAGGGGATCAAGGTGACGTCGGTGTTTGCCGGGGATCACAAGAACGATCTCACGCCGCATGAGCCGCTGAGTGATCAATCGCTGCAGTTCCTCAACAGCATGGTCCAAAACAGCTACAAGCAGTTTGTCGACGCAATCGCGAACTTCCGGGGTTTGAGCATGCAAGCGGTGAAAGATACGCAGGCGGGCATCTTCTTCGGCCAGCAAGGCGTCGATGCCGGGCTCGCGGACAGCGTTGAGACCCCGCAGGCGGCGATCAACCGAATTGCTGCTGAAGTGCGTGCATCGCGAGCTGAGCGTCAGGGCGCGAGCGCGCGCCGTAGCGTTTCCGCGCGCGCTGCCGCAATGAATATGCGCGCCATGATGTAGCCAGTCGCAAAAAATCGGATTTTTCAAGATCAACAATCGAGCGCGTTCGCGTCTCAGTTGAGCACTGCCACCTTCGGGTGGCATTTTTTTAGGAGAAGAGTAGTGAATATCAATGAACTTCGCCGCGAACGCGCAGCCATCAATCAACGTGTGCAAGCGCTGGCGCAGATCGAGGCGGACGGCACGGCGCTGTCGGCCGAGCAACAGGCGGAATTCGATCAGCTCAGCTCGAAATTCAACGATCTGAGCGCGCAAATCGAGCGCGCGGAAGCTGCCGAACGCATGGCGGCTGCGGCGGCAGTGCCGGTCGACCCGACGCCGGCCGCTGTCGCCGCGCCGGCTGGCGCGACCGTGCCGGCACAACCGAAGGTGCCCGAAGTGAAGGGCGCGAAGATGGCGCGCATGGTTCGCGCGCTGGCCGCCGCTCGCGGTGACGCGCAACTTGCGTCGAGGCTGGCGATCGAACGCGGCTTCGGCGAGGAAGTTGCGATGTCGCTGAATACGCTGTCTTCGAGCGCTGGCGGTGTCCTGGTGCCCGAGAACCTGTCGAGCGAGGTCATCGAACTGCTGCGCCCGAAGTCCGTTGTTCGCAAGCTCGGCGCTCGTACGCTGCCGCTCTCGAACGGCAATATCACCATCCCGCGCCTGAAGGGTGGCGCGATCGTTGGCTACATCGGCGCCGACACCGACATCCCGACGACGCAACAACAGTTCGACGATCTGAAGCTCACGGCGAAGAAGATGGCTGCGCTGGTGCCGATCGCGAACGATCTGATCAAGTACGCCGGCGTGAATCCGAACGTTGATCAGATCGTGGTCGGCGACCTGACCGCTGCGATCGGTGCGCGCGAAGACAAGGCATTTATTCGCGACGATGGCACGGCGAACACTCCGAAGGGTCTGCGCTTCTGGGCGATTCCCGGCAATGTCATCACGGCGAGTGATGGCTCGGCGCTGCAAAAGATTGAAACGGATCTGGGCAAGGCGATTCTCGCGCTGGAGAACGCCGACGCCAACCTGACGCAGCCGGGCTGGATCATGGCTCCGCGCACGTTCCGCTTCCTCGAAGGCCTGCGCGACGGGAACGGCAACAAGGTATATCCGGAACTCGCCAACGGGATGCTGAAGGGCTACCCGGTCGGCAAGACGACGCAGGTGCCGATCAATCTCGGCGAAGCCGGCAAGGAGTCGGAAATCTACTTTACCGACTTTGGCGACGTGTTCATCGGCGAGGAAGAAACGCTCGAAATCGACTACAGCAAGGAAGCCACCTACAAGGACGCCGACGGCCACATGGTCAGTGCATTCCAGCGCGACCAGACGCTGATTCGCGTGATCGCAAAGAACGACTTCGGCCCGCGTCACGTCGAGTCGATCGCTGTGCTAGCCGGCGTGGCCTGGGGCGCGTAAGCGAAGCTGCAATCGCGCGGCCCCTCCATTTGTGAGCGGGCCGCGCATCGGAGAGAAACATGAAAGTAGTCAAGATCGAGCGGCATTACGGCAAGTACACGCCCGGCGATATCGCCGGGTTTGACGACGAGCATGCGGACAAACTCGTCAACGCCGAAATTGCCTCGGCTCACGAGGCGGATGCGAAGGGCGCGAGAGCGGCGGCGAAGGGCGAAAGCGTCAAGCCCACCGCGGCGAAGGGGTAGCGCGGTATGGCTGCTGTTCTCGTCGAATACTTGGACGACGCGGAGCCGCTAACGTTCGAGGAGGTCGCTTTTCAGTGTCGCATCGATGACGACGATGAACGGGATTTCGTCGAACGTGTCGTGATCCCGGGCGCGCGGCAAGCGGCCGAGAGCAAGTCCGGCGCCGCGATACGCAAGGCGCGCTACGTGGAGCACCTGTCGGGATTTCTGCCCGCCGAGGTCCCATTGTCTGTCGGGCAGGTCATCGGCGTCGACAGCATTGAGATCCGCGATGCATTGGGAGCGACAACGACGCTTGACACCGGCGCTTTCGAGCTTGTCCAGTTGGGGCGAGAGACGCTTCTTGTTCCGGCCGGTCAAGCAGGGTGGCCGTATGCGCGCACCGTGACGATTACATACCAGGCGGGCGTCGACCTTGCGCGATACCCGTCGGTGCGATCTTGGATGCTACTCGCGGCTGCATGGGCCTACGACCATCGAGAGCTCTTCTCGGAGGGGCAGCCCATAGGAGAAATGCCGGGCGGATATGCCGACGTCCTGCTCAATCCGATCACTGTTCCGCCGAGGTTCTGATGAAAACGGGAAAATTGAAGGAGCGGATCGTCATCGAGCGGCCGAGCGGTGAGACGAATGAGAACGATGAGCCGATTCCGGGAGCGTGGATCGTGCATGCGCGGCCGTGGGCCGATGTTCTCTTTCTGAACGGAAAGGAGCACGTCATCTCCGGCGCGGTTCGTGGTGCAACGATCGCAAGCATGCGCATCCGCTATCGAGCCGGTATCGACGAGCAGATGCGCGTTCGCTACGACGGCCGGCTCTACGACATCACGGCCGTACTGCCGGCGCGCAAACGGGGGTATCTCGACCTATCGGTGAAGGTGGGAGAAAAGTATGTCTAGCATTCAGATCGTCGGGCTCGCCGACCTGCGTGTGGATTTCGAAAGACTGGCGAAATCGCAGTCGACGAAGGCGCTTCGGCGCGCGACGGTGGCCGGTGCGAAGGTGATACGCGATGAGGCGCGTAAGCGCGCACCGAAGAAAACCGGGAAGCTGCGCCGCAATATCGTCTCAGCAGCACTTCGGCAGAAAGACGCTCCGGGCTTGGCGACAGCAGGCGTACGCGTCCGGACGAAGGGCAAGGCCGATTCGCCAAACAACGCGTTTTATTGGCGCTTTGACGAGTTCGGCACACAGCACATGAAGGCGCAGCCGTTTATGCGACCGGCGTTCGATGCGTCGATTGGCGAGGCTGACGTGGCGATTCGCACCGAGTTGGCGCGCGCGATCGATCAAGCGCTCGGAGGGCGGCGGTGAGCGTGATCGTAATCCGTGACGCCTTGCAGGGCATAGGTGGTGCGAAGGGGTATCTCGGCGTCGCACCGGAGAAGGCGCCGGCGCCGTATTTCGTCGTGACGCGCGTACATGGCGCGCTCGACATGGCGCTCGCCGGGCTGACTGGCGGCCGTTCCGGTTCCTATCAGATCGACTGCTACGCGCCGACGTTCACCGACGCCGATCGGCTTGCCGACTTGGCAGTCGATCGTGCGATGTCGGTTCAGGATCGGTTCTCGGTCGGAGGTGTCGACGAGTTGCCGGACGACTATTCGGAGGACACGGGACTATTCCGTATCAGCTTGGAACTATCGGTCGAGTTTTGACCGGTACCACGACAATTCATTTGGCCCGCCGCGCGCGGGCCTTTTTCATTTGAGAGGGGTATATGGCAGCAGAGAAGAGCAAGCGCACCAAGGCGCAGGGAACCAAGGTCGAGGTGTCGAAAGTTGCGTCGACCGATCTAGACGCGGCCGATCTGGTGTTCGTCGATCTGAGTGCGACGGGCAAACAGATTCAGTGGCAGGGCGGGCAGTCGGAAGAAATCGACGCGACGACGTTCGCGAGCGACGAAAAGGAATCCGAGCTCGGCTTGCCCGATCCGGGCGAGTTCTCCGTCGACGGCAATTACCAATCGAACGACGAAGGGCAGAACATTCTGCGGGCCGCACGCGCGACGGGCGAAAAGCACGTGTTCCGTGTCACGTTCGCCGACAAATCGCAGTTTCTGTTCGCCGGCATGGTGCGTCAGTACACGTGGGCGGCGTCGGTCAATGGACTGATCTCGGCGACGTACAGCGTGCGCGTGAGCGGTGCACCGAAGCTTGTACCGCCGCCGGCGGCGTAATTCCGGAGCGCTGATAGGAGGTGAGCATGGAAAGCGAAAACCAAGGCGCGGCGAATTTGCGTGCAGCGGTGCTGAACCCGCTGATCGGTTGGCGGCACGAACTGATGAGCATACCGGAATGGAATGACGAAAAGATCGCAGTGCGCGAGCCGACGGTTGGCGACCGCATGTTCTGGATCGAAGCGCTTCGGGACATCGCCGGGGTAACGGAGGGCGACGACGAAACGGCGGTTCGCGAGAAGTTCACGCGCGCGAGCGACGACGCGCACATGCAGGCGAATGCGCGGCTGTTCGTTCGTGTCGTGTTCGGTGAAACGCCGGATGGTTGGCGGCGGCTATTCTCGGACGACGATGCAACCGCGGTCGCGGCTGCGTTCGGCCCCGTGCACAACCGCATCGTCGTGAAGGCGCTCGAATTCGGCAAGCTCGACGTCGACTCGGTTGAAGACGCAAAAAAGCCTTCTGCCGAACCCCAGGCCTCCGCTTCCTGATGTCGCTCGCGCTGCGGCTCGGCAAGACGTTGGCCGAGCTGTGCGAGCAGATGTCATCCGCCGAGCTGAGTCTCTGGATCGGGTACGACGCGGAATCGCCGGTTGCAGACGATCGTGCGGATCTGCATGCGGCGATGATCGCGGCGGCGGCGTTTCAGTCGCAGGGCGCAAAGGTCAAGGTGTCGGACATGATGCCAAGATGGTCCGGCGAGCCCGCGACGGCGGAGGGAGAGGAAGGGGGCGGCGATCCGTTCCAAGCCGCCCTGATGCGCATGGCGAAGTAGGCGAGAAAACACTATGGCAACAAGCCTTCGCGAGCTGATCGTCAGCGTCACGGCGAATACGACCGAATACGACCGCCGCATGCGCGGTCTTGCGTCGACGGCCGGCTCGTATTTCAATGCAGTTCGTGACGGCGGGCGCACAGCGGATGCGGCGTTTGCCTCGAACGCCGCAAGCGTGCAGGTCACGGTGCGCGCGCTCGACGCGGCGCGCAGTTCGATCCGCGAGTACGCACAGGCCGCCGCAGCGGCGTTCGGCGTGCATCAGTTGATCGAGTACGCCGACGAATGGACGAACCTGAGCAACCGCCTTCGGATCGTCACGCGTGACCAGATTGATTTCGCGATCGCGCAGAACGACGTGCTGCGCATCGCGCGCGACACACGTCAACCGCTCGACGCGACGGCCGAGCTATATCAGCGGATCGCGAACAACACGTCGCATCTCGGTCTGACCATCAAGCAGGTCGGGCCACTCGTCGAGACGATCAGTAAGGCGGTCGCACTGTCCGGCGTGTCGGCAGACACGGCCCGGCTCGGCATCGTGCAGCTCGGGCAGGCGTTCGCGGCCGGCCAGTTGCGCGGGCAGGATCTGAAGAGCGTGCTCGAGGAACTGCCGGGCGTCGCCGATGCGATCGCGCGGGGCATGGGCACGAGCACAGCTCAGCTCAAGTCGCTGGCGGAAGACGGCAAGCTTACGGTCGAAAATTTGATCGACGCGCTGACGCGTGCCGGGGCGAGCACGAACGATCTGTTCGGCAAGGTCAGTGTGACCGTCGAGCAGGCGATGACGCGCCTGCAAACGGAGATCATCGCGTACGTCGGGAAGGCGAACGACGCGACCGGCGCGAGCCAAAAGCTCGCGCAGGGGATCACGTACGTCGCAGAACACCTCGACGGCATCGTGAAACTCGGCGTGTCGCTCGCGGCCGGGCGGATTGCCGTGTACTTTGGGCAATCCGCAGTCGCGGCGACGCAGGCGGCGACAGCGTGGGTCGGCGCCCAGCGAGCGCTCGTCGAGGAGACGATCAAGCAACACGAGGCGGCGCAGGCAGCGCTCGCCAAAGCGCAGGGCGATCGCGCTGCCGCGGCGGCGAAGCTTCAGAACGCGCAAGCGGCGGAGGCTTCAGCGCAGGCCGAGCTCGCGGGCATGCGAGCGATGCGCGAAAGCCTTGCGATGCAGTCGGCGTTGACGGCTGGCTCGATCAAGTACACGGAAGCGAAGCTTGCCGAAGCGCGGGCGGTCGAGGCGACGGCGCAAGCTCACGTCGCAACGGCGCGCGCCAACGTCGCCGGCAGTCAGGAAATCGGCGCGCGCATCACGGGCACGCCGTACGCGGCGATCATCGCTCGCGAGACGGCAGCCGCACAGCAGGAGCTCGAGCGCGCCGAAGCGTCGCTCGCGCTCGCGCAGCAGCGGCGTACGGCGCTTGAGGCGGCAGCGAAGCAAGGCACGATCGACAAAGCGCGTTATACGGCGTCGCTGGCCGAGACGGACCGCGGCCTTGCGCAAGCCGAGCGTGATGTCGCGCTTGCCACGCAGGCTCGTGAGCGAGCGGAACGCGCGGCGACCGCGACCGCGGCGGGTCTGAAGACGGCGACCGAAGGCGCGGCGACGGCGCAGACGGCGCTCGCGCGTACGGGCACGATGATGCGCTCGGTTGGTTCCGGCTTGCTGGCGGCGGTCGGCGGCTTACCGGGGATTCTGGCGACCGTGGGCACGGTGGCGCTTGGGGCTGCCGCGAACTGGCTGCTGTTTCGCGACAACGCGAGCAGCGCGACGTCGAGTCTGATCGACATGCAGGCGCCGCTCGATCAGATCATCGACAAATATCGGCAACTGACGCCGCTGTTACAGGAATCTGAGCGGCTGCGCACGAAGCAAGAGGCGTCGCGGGCGGCCGATGACGCGCAGTCGGCATATCGGAGTTTGGCGACGCGGGCGGCGCAAAGTGTCATGGTGCCGACGTTTGGCGATGCGCCGTCGGTGGTTTCGGATGCCGATCAGGCAGCGCTCGATCGATTCCTCGCCGGCCTAGATCGCCTCAAGACGTCGAACCTCGGCGTCGACGAGAAATCGCGCGAGATCGGGCGACTGATCGACCGCTTCGTGTCGGCGACGAGCGGCGGCGAAGCGCTGCGCGAGGAACTGGTGCGCGCTGCGGGCGCGATCGACACGGCGGGCCTCGCTTCGCAGAAAGGCGCACAGGCACTCGCTGCAATGGATGCTGCGGCAAGGGGGGCCGCCGAGGGCGTTCGGCTGCTTTCTGACGCGAACAACTTCTTCGCCGGCGGAATGGCATCGGAGGCGTGGGAGAAATACGTCCACAAGCTCAGGGAAGAATCCGACGTCATCGGTATGACGGCCCGCCAGAAGGCCGAGTACGAAGCGCGGACGAAGGGCGCGAATGATGCGCAGGCCCGCATGGCCGGCCTCGTCGCCGGACGAGCGGACGCATACAAGTCGCTCGAAAAAGCGATTGCCGACAAGGATGCGAAAGCCGCAGCGGGGGCGCGAACCAACATCGACAATCTGACGCGCGAGCTCGCGCTGATGAATCAGCAGATGGTGGTCGCGAAGGCGCTTGAGGAGTTCCAAGCCGATCTGTCGAGCAAAAAGTTCGAGAAGTTCGGCTTCAATGCTGACGCAGCCCGCGCCGCGGCCGCCGCGCGCGGAAAGCAAGCCTTCGACGAGACGGTCGCCTCTGCCGCTGCACAGACAGCACGCGTGTCGACCAACGCGGTAGCGGCTCGCGCGGCGAAGGGTGGCGGTGTTCATTCGCTGGAAAGCGAGCGCATGCTCGACAACATCCGGCAGCGGATCGCGCAACTGCGCGTCGAGGCGGTCGCAACCGACAAGCTGACGCAGTCGCAAAAGGATCTCCTCGCGTTCGATCAAAAGGTGACGGATCTGCGCAGCAAGCGCAAGAAGCTGTCGGACGACGACAAGAGCCTGCTTCGCGATCAGCAGGCGATTCGCGGGATGTACGAGCAAGCGTCGCAACTGGAAAAGGAGGTGCGCTATCGCGACGCGATCAACAAGCTGAAGGAGCGCAGTGCGCAGATCGACGCGGAGCTCGGTGACTACGCGGCCGAGCGTCAGCGTGACGTGCAGCGCGAACTCGGGGCGATGTCGATGGGTGACAACGCGCGCGAGCTGAATCAGGCCATCAATCGCGTGAGCGACGAGTTTCGCCGTCGACGGGACGAACTGACGAAGGGCGCGCGAAAGGACGGCACGCTTGGCTCGCCCGAGTACATCGCCGAGATCGAGCGCATCAACACAGCCGAGGCGGAGCAGGTCGCGCGCGAGCGCGGCTATCTCGAGCAGCGGCTCGCATTGCAGGCCGACTGGCGCGTCGGCGTGAGGCGGGCGATGGCGGTCTATCAGGAATCCGCGCAGAACGCAGCGCAGATGGCCGAGGAGGCGCTGACGAGTTCGTTCCGCAATGCCGAGGATGCACTCGTGTCGTTCGCGGCGTCGGGCAAGCTCAATTTCCGCGGACTGATCGACAGCATGATCGCCGACCTCGCGCGGTTTTCGGCGCGCGCGGCGATGTCTCAGGTGTTCGGGGCGATCGGCTCGGCGTTGGGCTTCGGCAGCGCTTCCGATGCCGTGGTTGCGTTCGGTGGTGCAGCGAGTGCGGCTGTCGGTTCTAACGCCTACGGCTTTCACCTCGCGACGGGAGGTGCGGTGTGGGGGCCGGGCACGTCCACGAGCGACAGCATCCCGGCGCAGCTTTCGAACGGCGAGTTCGTGGTCCGCTCGGCGGTGGTGTCGCAGCCTGGCGTTCGTGCGCACCTCGAGCGATTGAATGCGGCTGGCCGGTCGGGCTTCGCGCGATTCGCCGCTGGCGGGCTCGTTGGCGGGAGTGCGGGCGGAGGCGATTCGTCGATGCGCGACGGCGGAATCTCGGTCAGCGCGCCGGTCACGATCGAGGGCGGCTCGGCGAGTCCTGCAAGCCTGATCGCGCTCGGCGATTTCAAGAAGCTGTTTGAACAGATGATGCGTGAGTTCATACAACGCGAGTTCCGGCAGGGCGGCACGTTGTGGAATTTCAAACAAGGAATGGCGAGATGAAAGATACATTTCATTGGCCGTCGACGACGCAGGGGCACGGTGGCGATACGACGTTGCGCGTGCGTAAGGCGCAGTTCGGCGACGGCTATACACAGCGTGCCGCGGACGGCCTGAACAATCGCGAATCGACGTTCAATCTTCGGTTCGTCGGCGATGCCGAGAAGATCGTGGCGATCATCGATTTCCTCGACCGGCACGCCGGCGCGGAGTCGTTTTACTGGGCGCCACCGCTTCGCGACCGCGGGCTGTTCGTCTGCGAAAAATATTCCGAGCCGATCAAGAACGGCGCCGCGTACACGATGACGGCGCAGTTCGAAGAGACGTTTTCTGCGTAGGAGCTCAGATGTCAGTGCTTCAAAAGATCAATTTGGGTGAGCCGCCCAGTGGTGGCGGGGGGGACAACAACCGCGTCGCGCACATCAAGACGAACGAGAATTTCGGCGTAGTCGAACGCTCGACTCCGCTGGATATCGGGTATCTCAACGATAGCGCGGACCTGACGCCGGACCATATCGGGAAACGGTTCGGGCTGTGGATGGCCGATGCGGGAAAGGAGATCGGGCTTCCGCTCGCATCGTCGGTGCCGCCAAATTCCTGCATTCACCTGTTCAATGTGCAGGAAAAGGTATCGATCAAGTTGAAGGCAGGCAATTTATCTCAGCTGACCGCGATGAATACCGGCGACTGGGTGAAGTACGTGTCTGATGGCGCAAAGATTTGGCACGTCGCCGAGCGTGGTCGGATGATGTGGGATGAAGTCGTTGGCGGTAGTCTGACCGTCGGGCAAGGGCTTACGGTAGGCGGACCTATCCACGTCGAACCGGCCTCCGACGAAGCCCATATATATATGGGCAAGATGCCGGGCTATTTCTACGGGAATAAAGAGTCGGTGGGTTGGTGGGCTCAGGAATCTGGGGGATCGTACCAATACCTACTCAACGACCATACATTTCGCGTCAACGACGAAGTCGTCACGGTATGCGCCAAGGGGCACGCGCTGCGGTTCGACTGGAGTGATGTTGCGAACGGCTGGCAGCTCGGGGCGACAGTCGACAAAACGCATATCGGGTATCTCTGGCACAGCGGCAATCTCGCGCAGCCGATGACACTAGATACGCCGCAAACAGTCGGATCGAAGAAGACGTTCACGCAGACTCAGGAAATCGCGGTGGCCCCCGCGGGGCTACACACTCAGGCGAATTTGCATCTGAACGGAACGGGCGGTTTAAGCTACCTCGGGTTTTCGGGGCTGAACAATACCGTTGGGGTACAACTGCGAGTTTCGAACAATACGTCGGTCGCCGAATTGCAGTGTGTCAACTACAACGCCTCAACGTTCGGCGTGTTGACCGCATCGAACTTCAATCAGGCATCGGATCGCGCTTTCAAGTCCGACATCAGGACGCTCGAAAACGTGATGGCGCGGCTGCGTGGTAAGCGGGGCGTGACATATCTGCCAAAGAGCAGTCCGGACGTGGGGCGGCAGGCTGGCGTCATCGCAAACGAGTGGTGGGATTTCCCGGAACTGCTCGGCGAGGGGCCCGAGATCGACGAGGACGGCGATTTCATCGTGCGTCAGTACGACGAGAGCGGCAAGGAGATTTTCGGCGAGAGCGGGCCGCCGAGGGGGCGGCCGTCGCTAACCTTCCGTTACACGAATGCCGTTGGCGTGTTGTTGGCCGGCTTGCTCGAGACGGATGCGGCGTTACAGGACGCGCTCAGGCGGATTGCGGAATTGGAGGCGGCGAAGTGAGTGTAACGGCAGACATCCAGCAGCTGGAGCCGGGCCGTCTGATCGAGCTTTTCGAGGTCGACTGTACGGAAATCGGTGGCGACGTGCTGCGCTTTCACGGGCACCTTCAGTCGACGTCGATCGTGTGGCAGGGGCACGAGTACCGGCCGTGGCCGATTCAGGCCGCCGGCTTCGAACAGACATCGGACGCGCAGCAGCCGTCGCCGACGCTGCGGGTGGGCGACATCAATGGAACCATCTCGGCGCTGTGCGTTGCGCTTGGTGATCTCGTCGGCGCGAAGGTGTTTCGGCGCCGAACGCTGGCGCGCTACCTCGACGCCGTTAATTTCCCGGCCGGCAATCCGACGGCGGACCCGAACGAAGAAATGCCGACGCAGCAGTGGCGGATCGAGCAAAAGAGCGACGAGCAGCCGGGATTGCATGTTGAATTCACGCTCTCGTCGCCGCTCGACTTCGGCGGCCAGCAACTGCCGAAGCGGCAAATCATCTCGATCTGCCAATCGGACTACCGCGGTCCCGAGTGCGGCTATACCGGTACGGCGTGTTTCGACAAGGATGACAACCCGGTGAGCGATCCCGCGCTCGATCGGTGCAGCAAGAAGATCAGCGGTTGCGAACGTCGATTCGGCGTGAATAACGCGCTGCCGTTCGGCGGCTTCCTGTGCGACACGATGGCGTGACGCGCAATTCAATTTCGATATGAGGACCCGCCACACGGCGGGTTTTTTTATGGACGAACAGATCAAGAGCGCGATTGCAGCGCATGCGCTCGCCGAGTATCCGCGCGAGTGCTGCGGGTTGGTCGTGAAGACGGCGAGCGGCGAGACGTACGTGCCCTGCCGAAACCTCGCAGCCGCGCCGACGGACCAATTCGCGCTCGCATCCGAGGACTACGCCGCCGCGGAAGATGCTGGCGAGATCGTCGCTCTCGTGCATTCGCATCCGGGGGCGTCGGCACAGCCGAGCGAAGCGGATCGCGCGATGTGCGAGCGCAGCGGCATCGCGAAGTGGGTGATCGTGTCGCTCGGCGTGCAGGCCGACGGATCGATCGGCGTCGACGACTGGTGCGAGTTCGCGCCGGCCGGCTATGTCGCGCGGTTGGTCGGTCGCCCATTCGTGCATGGTGTGCACGACTGCTACGCGATCGTGCGCGACTGGTATCTCGCCGAGCGCGGCGTCGCGCTACCCGACTTCGAGCGCGAGGACGAGTGGTGGAACGATGGCCGATCGAATCTCTACCTCAACCACTATCAGGACGCTGGCTTTCTCGACGTCGGCCGCGACGTGACGTTGCAGGTCGGCGACGTGTTGCTGATGCAGATCCGCAGCAAGAACGGCGTGCCGAATCACGCGGGCGTGTATCTCGGTGACGGGCAATTCCTGCATCACATGTACGGGCGTTTGTCCGCGCGCGCGGTGTGGGGCGGAATGTGGGCCGACTGCTGCACGACGGTACTGCGCTATGTGGGAGATCGAAAGTGAACGAGACGCTTCGCACGATAAGGTTGTATGGGGTGCTCGGTGGGCGTTTCGGAAGAGTTCATCGTCTGGCGGTTTCGTCGACCGCGGAGGCCGTGCGCGCGCTGTCGGTGCTGATTCCTGGCTTCCGCGCGTTCCTGACGTCGGCACGCGACGGCGGCCTCACGTTCGCCGTGTTCAACGGCCGGCGCAATCTCGACGAGGACGAGCTCGAGCATCCGGTGGGGCGAGATCAAATTCGCATTGCGCCGGTAATCGTCGGCAGCAAGCGCGGCGGGCTCTTCAACACGATCCTCGGCGCCGCACTCGTCGCGGTCGGCGCGGTCGCGACGTTCGGTTTTGCGCAGCCGTGGGGCACATCGCTGATGGGGCTCGGCGCGTCGATGGCGCTGGGCGGCATCGTGCAGATGCTCAGTCCGCAACAGGCCGGCCTCGCGGGCGCGGCCAACAATGGCACGTCGTACTACTTCAACGGACCCGTGAACAGCGCTGCGCAGGGCGAGCCGGTGCCGCTCGTCATCGGCGAAATGGTCGTCGGCTCGAAGGTGGTCAGTTCGGGAATCTATGCGGAGGATCAGGTTTGAAGAAGGTCCATGCTGAAGGCGGGTTGAAGCGCATCTACGGCGCCAAGGGCGGTGGTGGTGGCGGTGGCAGCAGTGAATCGCCCGACAGCCTGCATTCGATCGCGCGCGCGAAGGTGCTTGACGTGATCTCGGCGGGGCCGATCGTCGGGCTGGTGAACGGCCTGCAATCGGTCTATCTCGACGGCACGCCGATCCAGAACGCGGACGGCTCGCTGAACTTCCAGAACTACACCGTCGACGTGCGAACCGGCACGCAGGATCAGGACCACGTGCCGGGCTTTCCGGCCGTCGAGCGTGAAGCCGGTGTCGGCGTGCCGCTGACGTCCGACGCGCCGTGGGTGAGGCAGATCCAGAATACGCAGTTGACTGCGGTGCGCGTGCGCTTCGGCGTGCCGGCGCTACAGCGTCAGGACACGTCGAACGGCAACATCACGGGCTATCGCGTCGACTATGCGATCGACTTGTCGGTCGACGGCGGGTCGTATGCGCAGGTGCTGGCCGGCGCGTTCGACGGCAAGACGACGTCGCTCTACGAGCGCTCGCATCGGATCGAGCTGCCGCGCGCGAAAAACGGCTGGCTGATCCGTGTGCGCCGTATCACGCCGAACGCGCACACGGCGACGATTGCCGACGCGATCAACATCGATGCGATCACCGAGATCATCGATCGGAAGCTTCGCTATCCAATGACGGCGCTCGTCGGCATGACCTTCGACGCGCGCTCGTTCTCGAGCGTGCCGGTGCGCTCGTATCACGTGCGGGGGATGATCTTCCGTGTTCCGACAAATTACGACCCGGAAACCCGCACGTATTCGGGCACGTGGGATGGCACGTTCAAGATGGCATGGACGAACAATCCGGCTTGGGTCTACTACGGCCTATTGCTCGACAAGCTCTACGGATTGGGCGACCGTGTCGATGCGTCGATGGTCGACAAGTGGGCGCTGTACGCGATCGCGCGTCACTGCGACGAACTGGTATCGGATGGGAAGGGCGGCAAGGAACCGCGCTTTACGTGCAACTGCGTGATTCAGACAAAGGCGGACGCGTTCAAGGTCGTGCAGGATATCGCGAGCGTTTTTCGCGGCATTTCGTACTGGGGCGCCGGGTCGGTCGTCGCGTCGGCCGATATGCCGTCCGATCCGGACCATCTCTACACGGCTGCGAACGTGGTCGGCGGTGCGTTCAAGTACGTCGGCAGCGAGCGCAAGACGCGCTACACGGTCGCGCTCGTCAGCTACAACGATCCGACGAACCAGTACAAGCAGGCTGTCGAGCCCGTGCAGGACGACGACGGGATCGCGCGATACGGCGTCATCAAGACGGAAGTCACAGCGTTCGGCTGCACATCGCAGGCACAGGCGCACCGCCTCGGGCGCTGGCTACTGCTGACGTCGCGATACGAAACCGGCACGGTGTCGTTTCAGGTCGGGCTCGATGGAACGCGGTGCGCGCCGGGTCAGGTGATCGCCATCGCCGACCCGAAGAAAGCCGGCCGCCGGATCGGTGGACGCATCCGCGCCGCGGCCGGCGAAAGGATCACGCTCGACAAGGCGCCGACGATCACGGCGGGCGATCGCTTCACGGCGATTCTGCCGTCGGGTATTGCGCAGGCGCGCGCGGTCAAGTCGGTCGACGGCGACACGGTCACGCTCGCCCAGCGCTTCGACGCCGATCCGGTGCCGGGCGCAGTATGGATGGTCGAAAGCCGCGAGCTCGCCGCGCAGCAGTATCGCGTGGTGAGCGTGCAGGAAAGCGACGACGACGGCCAGATCGTCTACACGATCAACGCGACGCAGTACGAGCCGGGGAAGTACGCGGCGATCGACGACGGCGCACAGATCCAGCAACGGCCGATCACGATCGTTCCGCCGTCAGTGCAGCCGCCGCCGTCGAACGTGCGCCTGTCGACGTACTCGGTGGTCGATCAGGGCATATCGAAAACGTCGATGGTGATCGCGTGGGACGCGGCGAGCCACGCGACGAGCTACGTCGCCGAATGGCGCAAGGACAATGGCGAGTGGGTGCGTGCGCCGTCGACGGGCGGCTTGCAGGTCGAAGTGTCGGGCATCTATCAGGGGAAGTACCTCGCGCGCGTGCGCGCCGAGAACGCGCTCGGCGTGACGTCGATTCCGGCGTACGGCGTCGATACGGTGCTCACGGGGAAGACCACTCCACCGCCGTCGGTGGTGTCGCTGATCGCGGTGGGCATCGTGTACGGGATCGATCTGAAATGGGCGTTTCCGGGCGACGGTTCCGCCGGCGACACGCAGCGTACGGAGATCTGGTACAGCCGCACGCCGAGCCGCGACGACGCCGTCAAATTCTCCGACTTCGCATATCCGCAGGCATCGACGTCGTATCAGGGGCTCGCGCTCGGGCAGGTCTTCTATTTTTGGGCGCGACTGGTCGACACGTCGGGCAACGTCGGACCGTGGTTTCCGGCGAAGGGGCCGGGCGTGCAGGGGCAGCCGAGCACGGATCAAAGCGACTACGAGAAGTATTTTGTCGGGCAGATCGGGAGATCGGCGCTCGGCACGGATCTGCGCGAGCCGATCGACCTGATCACCCCACCGATGGCTGGCGACGCGACGATTTACGCGGGCGACGAGACGCTTAATGCCGGCGTCTGGTCGTTGCAGTCGGCGATTGCCGAGGGCGACATGGCGGTTGCGAAGAAGGTCGACACGGTGGCGGCTCAGGCGCGCTCGAGCTGGAACCTGCTGAACGCTGCTGTGCAGAAGGAGTCAATCGCGCGCGTCGAAGGCGAGCGTGCGATGGCGCAGGACATCACGACGGTTCAGGCAAAGGTGAACGACAACGTGGCCGCGGTGCAGACCGTCGCGAAGTCCTATGCCGACCTGAACGGGCGCGTCTCGGCGTCGTATCAGGTCAAGGTGCAGACGACCGTCGACGGGCACAAATACATGGCGGCGATCGGCGTGGGCATTGACAACGAAAGCGGCGTTGTCGAATCACAGGTGCTTGTGTCGGCGAAGCGGTTTGCGGTGATCGACGAAGACGGCACGGGCGTAATTGGCGCGCCGTTCGTCGTACAGGGCGGGCAGGTGTTCTTGCGCCAAGCGCTGATCGGTGCGGGTTGGATCACGAACGCGATGATCGGCAGTTACATCCAGTCCGACAACTACATCGCGGGCCGGCAGGGGTGGCGGATCGACAAGAGCGGTTGGTTTGAGATCAACTCGACTGATGGGCAGGGAAACCGAACGGTGGTCGATAGCAATGGGGGGCGCACGTACGACGCGAACGGGGTTCTTCGCGTGCGATGGGGGGTATGGCAACAATGACAGCGGGGCTTCAGATCTTCGACAACGTCGGCCGCATCTGGCTCGACGGAACGACGAGGTGCGGGCGGGTCTTGGGCATGCAACGAATACGGGACGGTGCGGGGGGCAGCGTGTCCGCCGATTTGTCGCGCGGGACGCCGTTCTGGTCTTTCATGCCGGACTGGTTGTTTCAGCATATCTCGATGAATGCGCCCGTTCCGATCGTACAGATCGGCGCGGGCGGCATCTCGTGGCGATACAGCGCCGACGGTAACAGCAACTACCGAACGCCAGTGCCGGGGTGGCTCATTTTCGGGGTGTTTTGATGGCGGCAGGATTTCAAGCCTTTACAGACTCTGGCGTCTTTCAGATCGATGGACTGACGCCGAATTACCAGCTCGTACAGTCAATGTCGGCTGTATCGCAGTCGATTCGTATCGATACGGCCTGGAACGATAAGAACATTCAATATCAAGGGCAGTTTTGGGTGTGCTCGTTTACCTTCTCCGCGGAAGCGCCGCTGTATGCGTTTTCTGCGGATTCGGGCGTTGGCGTTTCTCTCTGGGACGCCAACAGCCGTGATGGTCAGACGTACACCGTACGCTTCATCACTGAAGTTCAGACGACGGTGCGGTTCTTCGTTTTTTCGAAAGTCCCGGTATCTAGCAGGGGATTCGGGCTTCAGGTGTTCGATGGACACGGACAACTGATTGCCGATGCGGCGAGTCCCTTCTTTCGTGTCCTCGACGTTGTGTACGACGCTTACATGCCCGCGAATGGCGGCGAAGGATGGACGGTCGAGGGCGCGCCGAATCCGCCTTGGCAACTGCGTTCGTACGGACGGCCAGTGCTGATATCGAGCATGTGGGCGGCGCACTATATCTGGGGCTCGTCGAACAGCAATCAGCGGCTTTGGGATATCCTTGAAATAGGGATGGTTCGGGTGAGCGGTGGCGATGTCAGTTGGGGAACTCAGATTTACAACGGGGGGAGAGCGCCGAACATCACGACGTTTCGAGAGTGCTGGCGCATGCAGTTCATGGTGATTGATGGCACTGGGATCATTTAATACGCCGCCTTTGGGCGGCTTTTTCATTTCTGCGAGGAGTGGATGCGAGCTAGTCCTACGGAAGCCGTGAGCTACGCGGGAAGCATAGCGTCGGTTGCGTCGTCGCTTACGTTGACTGATATCGGCGTCATCGTCGGGATTCTCACGGCGATCGCGACATTCGGATTGAATTTTTACTTCGCACGGCGTAAGGATCGTCGAGAGCAAATCGAGCTTGCCGCACGCCTGCGTGAACTGGAGCATCACGATGGCTGAGAAGAAGACGCTGATTGGAGTGGTAGGGGCCGCGACAGCGGCCCTTTTGCTTTCTATCGTTCCTGCATTTGAGGGCGAGGTGCTTGTCGCGCGGCCAGATCCGATCGGCATCGTCACGGCATGCAACGGCGATACGAAAGACGTGTACGCGAGCCAGCGCTTCACGCGTGATGAATGCCGCGCGCGGCTCGAGCAACGGCTCATAGAGCACGCGGAGCCGGTCATGACATGCACGCCCGGCTTGAGGGGGCACACATATCAGCTCGCGGCGGCGGTGAGCTTCGCCTACAACATCGGGCCGCGAGCCTACTGCGGCAGCACAACCGCGAAGCGATTCAATGCGGGCGACTGGCGGGGCGCGTGCCGCGCGATCAACGAGTCGGACAGCGGCCGGCCGCAGTGGGTGACTGCCGGCGGTCGAGTGCTGCCGGGTCTCGTGAAACGCCGCGCCACGGAACGCGCAATTTGCGAACAGGGGTTGTGATGCCGAAAGCAGTTCCGTATCTGTTGGCCGCGCTGCTTGGCATGGCGGCCGGCGCAGGCGCCGAGCACCTGATCGGCGCACGCCGGCTTGCCGACGAGCAGGCCGCGCGAGCGCTCGACGCGCAGCGGCACGCCGAAGCGTTGGGCGCGATCTCGCGTGCGGCGCTCGACGCCGAACAACGCGCGATCGTCGCGCATGACACCGCCGCGTCGGCGGTGGCGGCCGTCGACCAGAGAACCACGAAGGAGAGAATCGAGCATGAAGCAGAGAATCGCAGCCTGCGGGCTGCTCTTGCCGCTGGCACTGAGCGGCTGCGCGTCGCGGTCCGAAACTGCACGGCAGCCGATCGCGACGGCTTGCCCGGCGCTTCCAGCGCCGCCGGCATGGGCAATGGTGCCGCCGCCTATGCAGACGTCGACCCAGCGGTTGCGGAGCGCGTTTTCGCAGTCGCCGGGGACGATCAGCGCGAGATCGACAAACTGACGGCCCTACAGGGCTACGTATGCGCGATCCGGCAGCAGACGCCTGGATGTCAGAATTGAAATTTGAATGTAAACTCAGCGGCTCATGAAGTGAACAACACCTGAGAACCTGAGACCAAATATGAAAAAAATCTTCACCTTGGTGGCACTTCCGTTTTGCCTCGCGATTTCCGCATGCGGAGGAGGCGACGACGGCGGATCGTCAGCCGGGCCTGCGATTAAGCTATCGTATTCCGGCGCGCCTATCGTTAAGGCACAGCAAGCGAAGGCAATGGCTTCGGTCGACGTTGCGGATGGCGCGTCGGCCAGTTCATCCGCCTCTGCTGCCGATGCACAAGCAACCATTGACGCGCTACGCCAAGCATTCAAGGCAAGGGGTGCTGACATCGGTGTGTATCCGGGCGTGATTGACGGAACGGCGTTGCACCAACTCGTTATGGCCGAGAACGGCGGTGTGCCGCCGACTGGTGACGAACTTGATCGGGCGACTACCAATATCAGCGAGTGGACGCTCGTCAATTTTCAACTCGATGACATGAGCGGCTATATCGACACGCCCGCGCGCGAGGCCGCCGTTGCGCAGTTCGCGCGGGACTTGGCGATCTACACGGCCCGGGAATACATGAGAGGCCGCGTCGTGTTTGCGGCACTTCCCATTGTTTCGTGCGCACTGCCCAAAACTATTTCGATGACGGACAGCTCAGGCGGTAGCAGTATGAAGACCGTTTATACGGCCTCGGACGAGCTTCACTATGCCATTGCGTCGAGAGCGAAATACGAGACAACGGTTTCAGGGCCGAACGGCGTCGCTCGTTGGGATGTGCGTCTATTCCAGACTATCGGGGGAGCACGGCCGACGGCCGAACACATGGGAGAGGATTGCAATACTCCGGACAAGGAAACGCGCGAGGCCTATATCGCTGCAATTGCCGATCCCCTTGTTGAGCGGTACAAGATTGCTCTCGATACGATCGACAAGTGCAAACACAATCCCGAGGCAATTCCTGAGTATGAGCGAGCGGGGCAGTGCTGGGGGATCGAGCCGGAAAAGAAATAGCTCGTTCTGTTGCCCCGGTCGCTCGGCCGGGGCTTTATGTGGCGACCCATAATTCCGGCCTGATGCCTTGCCGCTTCGAGGAGACTCAATGAGCCGTCCTGCGAGCAAGTGATCGCTTAATGGCGATGTTCGCAAGGACGACGAGTATGCCGACAACGATGATCGAAGCGATGAGAATCGCCGTCATCGCCAGTACCTCCATGTCATCCGGGTTCGCGAGTTCAGGATGTCCGGTGAGGCTCAGCACGGCGCGGATGCCATTGTCCAGAAACCCGGGCATTTCGATGGGAAGCCGAATCACTAAGTTGGCGAGTGCCCATCCGCCAACGAGCGTAATGATCGTGTTGAGCGCGAATTTCCCGAGCCTCTTCATTTCACTTCCACCGTGCCATAGGCCTTCAGGCTGGTGCCCGGAACCGTCAGGTCCGCGCCCTTCTTGCGGAGGAACGTTGCGAACCTCTCGAAGCTGGCTGTGTTGGTAACGGTAATACATCCTTCACTGAGTCCCATTGGGCCAATCGGATGCAGGCGAAACGCGCCGCGCTTTACTTTACCCACGTACGTGCTATCGCCCGTGTCTCTGTTCCAAAGCATGAACCATTTCGTGTGATCGGACGTGCCGTACCCGAATTGGCCCCACAGGTCATAGAGCCACCCGAGATTTCCACCCGACTGACGGTCCACGATGTAGTACACGCCCTTCGGTATCGGGCCGACTTTTTCGATCGCGGTTGCTTCCGGGTTGTCGCGGCCGGAACTGCGGCCGGAGAACGCCGGCAGAGTGCCTACGCCTGGGCAATGAAAAGCGGACGTCGGCTGATTGTTCAAAACGAATGTGCAGCGGATCGGCATCGCGTGGCCCCTGTGATTTTCGACGCGCATAGTGTACATGCCTGCAAAATCACGCCGCACCCGGTGAATCTGTCAGGTGCAGAGCCACTCGCATCTATCCGTCACTACACGATATGGCTGAACGCTTCATCCTCGTGTTCGGCTTCAAGAAGGCGTTTCAACTGGTCGAGAGCGAACAACTGCACTCCGCTTTTCTCTGCTTCAATTCGGGCTGCATCGACGAGCTTTCGCGACTTCCCGACGATGTTGCTTCGCAAATATGCGATATCAAGAGCCATGCGCTGCTCGAGCGTATGCCGGCCCACTTTCTTGCCTTCCTCGATGCGCCATTTCTCGCGCAGTTCCGCCCACGTTACCCGCTGAAATTGTGGGATCGATTTCGGCGACGTGCCGGGGGGCGTGTCGTCCGGAGACTCCCAGCATTTGGACTTGAGCTCTTCGCGGGCACGCCACTCGTCCGAAAAGGGCGCGACTGGTTCTCGCATACGGGCGAATGGGGCGGCACGATCAATTTCCTTCTCGACAATGTAGCCGAGCCTCCGTAGCGGCGCGCCATACTCGAGCAACGACGGGTCAATTGCGCGAGCCCGCCGCGACGCATCGGCGATGCAACTGCGGAGCTCCCACAACGTGAGGCGCTGGTGCTGAACTTCGAGAATCAGCCGTTGGACGTCCGCATACGTGCAGCGCGTCCACCACTCGGTCATCTCGGGTAGCTTGGGCGGATTGAACGGTGGCAGGATCATTTCGTGATACGAGAAAACCTGTAAGTTTATACAGTATATCGTGGACTATGATGAAGTGATCCATCCCCTGAAAAGAGGTGCCGTCGTGTGCACCAACTATCGCGCCCCCGACGAAGATCCGGGCATCAGCGAGCTTCGGCTTGGCTTGATTGACCTATGGAAGAGAGCGCCCTGGGAGCCTGAGATCTACCCGGACTATCTTGCGCCCACGGTTGCGATGATCGACGGGCGCGTCGAGGCGTTCCTCGCGGGGTTTGGTTACTGGCCGCGTGCGATGCAGAAGGCGAACATCGATAAAGCGAAGGCTGAGGGCAAAGCGCCGCCGATCATGCGTAGCACGATGAACGTGCGTGACGACAATCTTGGGAAGTCGCCGCTATACGGGCCGGCGTGGCGCGCCGGTCGCCGCTGTCTGATTCCGGTGCAATGGATTTACGAGCCGTGCTACGAGACCGGCCGAAACGTCTGGCATCGAATCGGCCTGTCTGGCTGGCGGCCGTATTGTGTTGCAGGGATCTGGCGTACGCTGACGGGCGCGGATGGGAACGAGCTGCACACGATGGCGATGATCACCGTCAACGCCGAGGGCGATCCCATCATGTCGCGCATGCATAAGCCCGGCGACGAAAAGCGATCGGTCGTCATACTTCGGCCGGACGATTGGGAAGAGTGGCTCACGACGTCGAATGCTGAAGCCGCTCGCGCGATGTTGCAGCTCTATCCCGCGGGCGACATGGTTGCAGCGCCAGCACCGTGA